GAAAACATCCTTGTAATTTTCTAAGTTGGTTATGTATATTTTATTCCTCCATATTTCACATATATTTCTACAATTGCATCAAGGTTATATAGATAAGTAGTCTCTGTAAATCCATCAGGCATAATAAGTTTATCAATAACTTTACAAGTTAAAGTCTTCTTGCACTCCGATTCAGCCGTTCTACAAGATTCCTTGTCCGGGAAACACCAAACACCTATATTTTGAATATGCACATGGTTCTTGCATATTTGCATCCTAAGCCTCTCATTTGAATTTGAGGATATACCAAATTTGAGGCAGATAGGTGTATCTCCATCCTTAATCAAGTTTATATAGCCCTCTGTTTGAGATAACTTAGAACACTCACAGCTTAAATAACCTCGCTGTATGTCAGATTGGTGAGCACAGCAAGTGCTATTACACCTAACACAGAAAACATCCCAGTATTTGTATTTACCGTTTGAGTCCTTCCTTTCTAGATTTCTTTTAAAGGTACTCCCTTCTGGATAGCTGGAACTGTCTTTAAATTTACCTATCATTTGATCATCAGCAATCTTCCTCATAACCTCCTTCTGATTTTCAATACAACCGGGACAGAATTTAAAAGTCTTATAGAGTATTTGACTTACTTTTCTTGTGAAAAGTCCATGTTTTGAACAAAGTGCGGTAACTTTCGAATTGTACGCTTCTCCAACCACAGAATCAAAGGTATAACCATTAGCTTCACAGTGCTCTTTAATTCTTAACTCCCAAGCAGTGGCTGAGTAAGCATTCTCCCTTCTTAACTTCAAATTAAGAGCTTCTTGTTTATTCTTCTGCTTGATCTTTTCTTTTTGGTCTTTCTCAAAAGCGTACTTTGAAGCCTTGGTGGGAAACCAATGTGTTTCCGTTGTAAAGCCGTCTCCTTTAAAAGATATCAAACCAAGCTTACAGTCCTCAATCGACCACCCTTTCGATAATTTCGTGTTTAATTCACCTACACTGATTTTACACATATCAGCAAACATCTTAATCTCAAAATTAACGTCTTTATATTTTATAAATTTAATCTCCCTTTTAGGCGCGCTTTTAGGGTGAACCCAGAACAGATTGTTAATGTTGTTGTTGGTTTTGTTACCATCCTTGTGACCAACCCTTTTCCAAGAAACAGGGTCATCCAGAAAAGCCATAGCTACTAGTCTGTGAACCTTAGCTAAATATCTCTTTCCGTGGTCGTCAAAAACATTTAAACACAAAAACCCTCCATTCATCACAGGTTGTTTGATTTCTTCACTACTAAGGTCTTTAATTCTTCCCAAATTTGAAGCCTCGTAGCAACTGTGTCCCGGTATAACTTTCCACTCCTCTTTCATACATTACCTCCTACATAATGATAAAATTCCACCACATATAAAACAAACTAAACCCCATAAAGGATACACCTAGTATAAACACTAATCCAGATATTGCAAGTAGTATTTTATTCATTTACTTTCTGCACTCCCTTTCTCACGTAAATATTTAGTTAGCACTACAAGTAGGAAAGCTCCAAACACATCAGCCATCAAACTGTAATCTGTCTCTGCTATCCATACGATGTATGTAGGGTATTTATCTGGTTCTTTCATGACAGGGGCTAGGAAAACAGATGCAACAAGCATAAGAATGAATATCCCTCCTATTGTAATACTTAAACTGTGTTGCTTTAAAAACGATTGTTTCATTCACAATTCTCCTCTAAGAGCCTCGCATAATCTTGCATCATGACGTTAAAAAGGTTAGCACATTTCTCATCCAATAGCCAATGATCTATCCCTTCTTTCCCTAGATTCCTTATCGCCTCCAAGGGAATGCTAATATACTTCTGCTCACTGTCGGTTTCCTCTACAAGATAGAGAACGTGCATATCATCCTTGTGTCTGTAATCATCAAGACTTACGATTTTGTCAGTCATATCCTCTAACCTCCATCTTTATAAGCTCTTCTTCTTTCAGATCAATAAAATCAGCTAGTTTATGCATGTGCAAAATAAAAGCTTTCTCCTCTTCTGTCATAGGCTCTGAAAGAATACCTTCATCTACAGACACCTTCTTCCAATCATCCCCTACACGAGACCACTCGGAGCGTCCTATAGAATCCTGCCATACATCCAATACAGCAAAGATAGCTTCCCTATCGGCTACAATCTTCTCAAGCTTCTTAATCATTACGGTGGTTTGCATCACTCATCCCTCCTGAATTCTGCACATTTAACTTCTTTAAGCTGTGTACCCTTGTCAACACCAATCACTTTGTATGTAGGAAAAGGTAAAGAAGAACAGTTTTTATGCAGGTGTATACAAGATAGACACATCTCCCCTCTGGGATAGTGCGTAATAGGCTTCTTATTATCAGTCATAATCCCTCCTGTATGGTGTCTACAAGTTTTAAATTTTTACTTATCTTGCGGACCATTTCAATAAATATATCATCATTTAAGTTTCTTTTCAAGAAATTACATGGCTCACAGCAAGCTACACAGTTTGCTTCAGTGTAACCTATTTCGTTTTTCAAACGATCAATACCATTAAAAATATAAGCCCCATAATCAGAGCATTTGACAGAAATCTTTGAAGGTGGGTCTCCACAGTAAAAGCAATTAGATGTCGTAAGTTTTTTGAAATGTTCCTCACTTAAGTTAAAATTATACCCCCTATTCTTTGCTGAAGACTTATATTGCCTTAGAAGTAGATTGAACCCTGAATCAACCTTCCTGCTACGCTTAGTTAGGATTTCTTTTACAAGACAACCACATGATTTTACATGCCCGCTTCTTAAGTATACACCATCTGCAATCTTCGCTTTTCCACAATCGCATACACAATTCCACATTATACGCCCTGTTTTAGGATGGTGGTGCGATTCATTCAAGACTAAAAGTTTTCCAAATCTTAGCCCAACCATATCTTTTCGTCTGCTCATTTTAGAAGCCCCGCTGAACACACAGTAAGCACTTTCCATGTGTCCCCTTGGTATTGGTTTTTCGTGTTAGCAAGCTGGTTCCTAGAAGCTTTAATCATATCCCTTCTCCTTTAGTTTCTCGTAGTTGGTATGCACTTGACTAACAAATGCAGTAGTTAACATCAAATAAAACAAACAACAGATAAAACATAATGCGGGATCTAACGAAAGCCATAAGAGAAAACAAAACAAACCTACAGCACTTCCAACACCAACAATACACAGCCCTATCACCACTCTGTTCTCATACAGGCATTGCCATATTTGGGATAGCGTCATCCTGATAGCTTTAAATATCATCATACACCTCTCAACACTACAGCTTTTACAGTGTGTTCTATTTCATCCACTCCGTACAAATCAAGATTATTATTTGCGAACTTCTGGTAGTCAACACAAGCTTTCAATGCTTGCTCTTCTGTTGTCCAAGCCTCTAGAAATTCAACGTGATCATCATAATTGGGTCCACTCCCTTCATAGTATTCTGTACGTATTACAAGGTATACAATCTTAGGCTCTGTAAGCATCTTATATTTCTCCTCTGAATTAGCTTTCTGTTCTTCTGTCATATTATCCCTCAGCTGTTTGAATGGTTTAGTCATGTTTCAGTCTCTCTTAAAGAATAATCCACCAAACATTCTCACCCCTACAAGAAAGCAATAGCTTCTCCAGCGTGAATTACCTGAAGCTCTCAATGCTCTGTAGAACACCACATCACATTCCTTACGACTTAGCTTATGCTCTGATAGTGTGTCATAAAGCCAGTCATGGATCACCGCTGCTTTATCTCCGTATCCAGCCAATGAAGCATACACAACAATGAGGAAAATTGCAACAAAAGCAGGGAAGGTAAATTTAGCTCCGAGTATAACAAACAGGATAGCCAGATATTTAGCTGTGTTCCTGAGCGTTAGAATGCTTGCCTTATCAGAGATATATCCAGCAGGGACAGTGATCTCTCCTTCCTCCTTGTCGTTGAATGTAAGAGGCTCTAGGAGCTTTATCATATGTCTTGCTACTTCTTCTGATTTTAGATTACCAGAGAACTTTCCTTCTTCAATCATTTTTCACCTCCCTTATAAACGTCTATCAGGTATTCTCCAATGAAACAAGACACATCGTGTTCACAACACATCTGTTCTGCTTGTATGAGCCAATTATAAGCATTCAAGAGGTTGTCAAATTCACAACACGTAATCCTTTCTTTGGTGTCTGGTCTAACATGTACAACTTTATAAATCATCGTCAATTGAACTCCTCCACTCATCTATGTAACTTTCTCTTGTTTTATCTAGACTCAAATGTATTTTTCTCGCTTCAGAATACACCCATTCAATTATTTTACAATGTTTCATTAAATCCTTCACTTCGCAGAAGTGATCTTGTACTTGTGTCCAATTTACACAACCATCCCATTTCATATTCCCTTTGATGCATAAAGACTCACTTTCATTATCAATTACACGGAAGTCTACACTATGTGTAGAGATGTTCAAAACTAATTGATGGCCGTATTTTACCCTATACTCAGTTGTCATTGTCCCCTCCTGCTTTAAATGAAGCTATTAATTTATCCTGATCTTTGATATTTATAGTTACAGGTATAGAGCCACATCTTGGCTTAAAAGCTATTGTATAACTTCCAAACCCATCTAATATCAATTCAGCCGAATCTACTGATCCATTTTTAACCAGCAAGGCTAACTCACCTTTTAGCCACTCAATCTTCTGTTCGTCATAATTATTCACTCTTATCTCCCGGTATAACGCATTTGTATTGTGGAATCATCACAGTTACTTTACCAGCACTTTGAGGCAATACGCCATTCTGTACTTTGTGTCCACCTTGCTCCTCACAAGTAGGACCACCTTCACCCATAAACAGTAACGATAGTACAACCAGAAAGATAACAGCGATAATCGCTATGAGTGACCACTCCAGAAGTTTACCCATCTTATTTAGTCCCCATGTAATGAGATATAAACTGAACTATGACCTTCCGGATATTAAAATCTCTATCCCAACCAAAACTGATTTCAACTGAAAAACCAACCCCTTCCTTTGAAACACTAATTTCTTTAGTGTACTCGCAGATGTCGACTACCAGATCAAATTTATTTGCTAGGTCATATGCGTCCTCTATCTTGAGCATGATCTGGTGATTTGTTTGATTGGTTATTAAAAGCATTTCTCTACTCCCATCCCATTGTTTGCTGTTCATATTGCAGGATAAAATCGAAGTGTCCATGCACATCCTGATTTTCCTCCCAGTTTTTGAAGTTTAGCAGAATGTCGCAGCGTTGTACAGCATAATCATAATGCTCTTTTGCAGCTTCTAAAGAAGGAAATGACCAATCAATATCAGAATCATACCAATCCTGTAGAAAATCTGATTGTTCAACCAATTCCAATCTCTGCTTCAGTCTCCCTCTGAAATCATCCTCGGATTCGATGTAAATCATTTGTCCTCCCCATAAATTTTCATATACTTCCTACGTGCTCGTTGGTCGCGTAGCTCTAAATACCTATTAAACCTGTCTGAATAGATGTTATACACCTCTTTCATAGCGTATTCAAGCTCTTCTTGTGTAAAACAACCTACATTCAAGCCTCTGTAGGTAATCTTCCCTGTGGCGGGTGAACAAGTAGTCCAGACTCGGAATGAGATATTCTCTTTCTTGTCGCAGATTACATAATCTTCGTGAACAAATGGTCTTGGTTCCTCGTTGTGCATACGCTTGGTGCGAAACCGTCTAGGAGACTTCCTTACAGTTTCAACAAATGATATAACGGGTTCACTCACTCCTTTGGAGTAGGACGGCACAGGAGGAACAATCTCCACAGCAACCTTTTCTTTAGATGGTTCTAGGTTTAGTGAACCTTTCTCTCCTAACATTGTTGGTCGATATGCATATGCCACAGGTTTAGACCCAAATAAATTCTTAAACCAATTAGTCATCTTCATCCTCCTCAATTGCTTTATAGAGCTTTGCATAATTAGTATCAACCTTCTCTTGATCTTCCTTGGAAAGCTTAGGCCAAGGAATCTCTCCATCGTAATCAATAGCTTTCATGATGGATAGTTGTGGAAAACCTACACCCCAACCCCATTCAGACTGTGAGAAGCTCATCTCTGTTCCACACACAGGGTTCTTGTAATAATATTTCACTGGATACTTTTCCACCATCTTCCTCCTCAGCTAATTCCAAATCCGTAACCATAATACCAATTATATGTGCTTCCCGCAAGAAACATAATCACAATTGATAAGACGTATATCATCACAGCAGCAAGAAAAGGACTTGCTTTCTTCTTCATCATATACCGCACTATAGGTAATTGGATACATGCTCCAACAACAGGCATTAGAAGCACAACCAACCAAAACACTGTTTGTTCATCCATCCCCGTTCTCCCAATAGCTTTTAACTTTCATATAAGGAGTTAGCAAGCTGTACAAGCAATCATCGCAGAACAAAGCACTGATCGTTGTCATATCATATGTACTCGCAAATCCTCCTGTATGCTGAACTAGTTTACCCTCATGTCCTCCTTGTTCGTACACCTCAAGCTCTTCTTTACACATGTCGCAGACCGCCTTGGTGATAACAGAGCGAGTGATGCGTTTCTTTTCATATGTTAGTGGCATTACACTTCCTCCTGATTACAAATCTTCTCAAGTTCTTGCATGTACTCGGTATCCCTTTCCATGATCATGACGTTAAGCAGAAACTGCAAAGCTTGCATCTTCTCTGTAGAGAGTTCTTTAAGATACTCTTCTATCATAAGTGTGTCAAATGCTTTGTTGGCTTGTACACTACGGTAAAAGCCTTCCACTTGGTCTTGTGTAAACAGGTGTTGGACCTGATTACTAGAGCCTACATTCGTTATCTTAAGCACATTAGCTTTTTCAAATTTCATTTCTTTTTCCTCACGATAAGTGGTTGATCGTTTTTGTCTGCCCATATTGCAATAGCCACTAGAGTGCAGATTAGTGTAATACCCAACCCCAAGACTCCTAAGACGAATGCCATTACAAAATCACCTCTTGTAATCTTATCCTCCATGAAGTAGTGGAACATCCAGCTACTCATAACACCCGATGCATACCACAGTATAATCAAAACAATATCCATTTCTCACTCCTTCTCCTGATGTAAACTCACTTTAACTATACGTGCATTAGGTATGGTATCAGCTATTTCAGCCAGAGCTTTAACAGCATCTTTATAATGGTAGTAGACAGTGACAAGTTTCAGTCCGTCTTCTGTTTCATATTCAAGCGGTTCAAAATTCTCATGTACAGCCCACATTTTCATTCTCCTCTAAGATACATACTGAATTTCATAGCCTTTTGCTATTAAGGATGAAACTTTATACCGTTTTCTATCCTGCAAGGTAATACACACCTCACCATCATTAGTATAAGCTGTGTAGACCACGCCGTCAATACTCACAGCACTAATACTGTTAAGGATTTGCCCTGTTTCCAAGAAGAAAATGGTTTTACCCTCTTTCACACGAGTTTTAAGCAACATATCTGTTTCACTCCTCTATAAATGAAATCTATTCGTTTCGTTCCCAGATAAGATTTAGGAACTTTTCTTTTTCTTTGGTGGTTAGTGTCTTGTCATCAAGAACAAGGCGATTATACCTGCGTTTAAGTGTAGCCTCAACATCAGATAGCTTTTCTTCAAGCTGTGCAATGCGTTCAATAAGACGTTTCTTGTCGTAGTCAACCATGATTTTCTCCTGCGTAGATGGCTGTAAGGCGAGCACGTTCATTCCTATTAGCTTCATTCCTTTCTTGTTCTAACTTATCCTCCCTTCTTTTGTTTTCTCTGTCAATCCTTTTCTGAATTTTAATAATACGTGCTAGATAAGCTTTCTTCATCTCTTCCTTCAAGTACCTAGTTTCGTAAGGAGTCATCCAGTCCGGTAGGTGATGAACGTCTAATACCATATGTATCATTCCTAGTACATTACTCTTATTCCCAAAACCACCCATATAAACGCATTCAGATTTCAACCTAAATGAAAATCTCCACCTTTCTCTGGTCAATTTATCCAACAACTCCGCGTTAACCATAATAGAGCTACCCATTTTATGTAGTGTATACATTGTCATGAATTCTGGATAAATTGCTCGGAATTGGAACGTATGCGGTCTACGCTTAAACTCCTCCACAAAGCTTATTACAGGTTCAGAAACGCCTTCAGGTTTAGCTTCCGCGCTCTTGAACTCTTTATTCAGTAGCTTTTCAATCCATTTGAACATTTTAAAAGTCTCCATTTTGATGTTGCAGTATGTACAGTAGATCAGCCGCTTGACGATTATTCAACTCCATTCCATCCTCAGTGTTCTTGAAGTAGAGATAAGCTGTGTGATCATCCAAGTAATATGTAAAGTCAGCAGCTACACCTTCTACATCAACATCAGCAAGGATAGATTGCTTTCCGTAGTAAATGCTTCCTACCAGTTTCATCATTCATCCTCCTCTACATTTAGAACATAGATCACTTCAGTATCAAGGCATTTAGCCATAACTACTGTTACATTGTCACTTTCACTTACATGGATTTTGAGCGTCTTACCTTCAAGGTGTTTCCACTCAAATACGCAGTGTTTGGAATATTTCTCAGCTTGTGTGTATAGATCAACGTTCATGATATTCTCCTCAAAAAGAAAAAGCCGCTTACCTCACCTTTCAAGTTAAGAATAGGCTAAGTAGCGGCTTGTGTCAACAATAATTTTCATCGTACTTTTCTACTATGACACCACAATTGATTAATATTTCTAATCCCGTAGTGTCTCTATATTCGTGCATGTAAATTACACGCTCCACGCCGGAACAAGCCATCATACGAGCACAATTAACACAACAACTGGTGGTGACAAAGAGTGTAGCTCCCTCTGCCGATACCCCTTCTTTCAACATCTTATAGAAACACTGTTCCTCTGCATGAGTGGTCCAAGGGGCAGTTGAACCATCATCAAGCTCACAGACATTGGGGTAGTGCTTTGCAATCGTACCGTTGTATCCTGAATATATGGCTCCTGTTCTTGTTACTACAACAGCTCCTACACAAGCCCTTTTACAGTACGAGAGCTTAGCTGTTTCTTTAGCTAGATTGGCGTAGTAGTGATAAAGACTAGACTTCATAGTTTTTATACCTCTCAATCAAAGCTTTAGCTATACGTGGATCTGTTTGTTCAGAAGCTAATTTATGAGCTAGCTTTAGTTTGAAGTCTAACCAAGCTTTATGTGCTTCTGACTCTGTATCAAAGTAACCAAGATGTTTCTGTATACCAGAACCGTCGCGGCATGCTGCTTTAAATTTATTCTTACTTCTATCCCAACACACGCCTATAATATACTCTCCGCGAGAAGAGGCACAATCAGTCAGAAAAAGATTAACTCTCTGATCTACAAATACACAAGTCTCGGCACTGTATACTCTATCACCTTTAAATAAGATATCTTTATCAAGATCTTTTCCTTCCCAATCCTGCTTTTCCATCCAAGCTTTGAAATTACTAAAGGTTAACCATTGTTCACAAACAGAGCATCCTTTGTAGGTAGGATATTTTTCTTGTACCTTTTCAGAATAACAACGTTTTAGCATGCTTTTCCATCTCGCATAGAATGGACAAACCCAGAGTACCTTTTGTTTCTTTTTACCACATTCATACCATACATCTCTGATGTCAATAGGATAGTCAGCATCATTGATGCCAACGCCACAAACTAATTTCTTTTTCATTGTAGAATTACCAAGCTGACAAAAGCTAATGAATCCTCCCCTGGATACAAGGATTCCATCTCCTCTAAATCATTCTCGGATAGAAGCTGAAATACGTCCAGCGTCTCGTCGTAAATACCTTCATCCTCTGTCACCATCCGTACAGGGTATGTTTCGCTTCCAATCTTAATGCTCAATGTAGTCTCCAGGTCAAATTTAAGTAGATCACGTACTTTCATTCTTCAATCCTCCTAGCCTAAGATATATTTCAACAATCCAAAAACTAATACCACTGGTAAACATAAGATGCAAACACTCACCAATACCAAGAATGATGCTATGCTAGCGGTTATTGCCGACTTTAGCCATTCTTTCATGATTCCTTCCTTAAAACAATCTGTTAATTAACGGTACATAGAACATTAACACTTGAATCCACATCATGTCAAGCTCCATAGTGGGTTGATCGTATATCTTTTCATCTACAAGAAAAATGTTCATTCTCCTAAAATCCTCTTTTTAGCAATTTGAAAATAGCCTTCGTCCATCTCAACACCTATAAAACTCCTCCCCGTATTCATACAAGCTACACCAGTTGTTCCACTACCCATGCAGTTATCTAGCACCACGTCGCCTTCATTAGTATAGGTGTGAATCAAGTATTCCATCAGGGCTATAGGTTTTGCAGTAGGGTGTAATCCAAGCTGGTCTGTGGAGAATTCGAGAATACTATTAGGGTATCCTGTCTTCTCGCGGACAAACTTTCCGTGACTCTTGCGACCTTGGAAGAATGCATCAGTCAACTCACTGGTTTTCTTCTCTACGGTCTTCTTCTCTATGATATCAGATAAGCCTTGAGGATAGTAGGGCATCCGATTCTTGGACTGACTTGCATGAACTGTGGTCCCTTCTGAGAAAACTAGAACGTTTTCGTGCTTCTTCATCGGCTTGTTCTTGGCGTGTGCAAAGTTTGTTGGTCTATTCTTAACCCATATCCATTCATACCGGAACCATTGAAGGTTGCTTGCCGCCAATGTAGTGGTGAACGGCTGTGAAGCAGTAAGGACTATTGCATGATTTCTCTTGATAATTCTACGATACTCAGACCATAGTGAACCGAGGTTGATCACGCTATCCCACTTGCACGCAGTCGTTCCATATGGGAGATCACACAATATCATATCTACGCTGTTATCTTCAATCTCTTTCATGCGTTCAAGGCAGTCACCTTGCATCAACCACAGACTATCATTCTTAAAATCCACAACATTTACTCCTTGAAACTTGGAAACGATTCCACCCAATGTCTTTCCATAGCATTAAACATTCTTTCTAATGCTACACCTTTACCAATGCCTTTGTAAGTAGCCTGGACGCCATGAGGGTAATATCCTTCTGGGTACATAACCCTGAACATACCCCCTAAATCTTCAAAACTCAAACATAAACAATGATTTTTAACTTTATCCATCCACTTGTCAAGATTGTCTATATTTTCTTGGATATTCATTGCACTTCCTTATTTTTGTTCAAGATCAATAAAAGCTCTTCAAAACTATGTGGAGACTCACAGTGGACCTTCTCCAAGCATTTCTGATCAAACCATGTCTGATTAATGCCATACTTCACAACTTGACCATTTACCTCATGGATAAGCTTGTAGCAAATGCTTTCCTTGTACACGCCATTCTCTGTACGTGCTCTACGTTGAACGTCAATCACTCGATACAAACCATCATACCCTTTAAGCCGTAGCCTGGCAAGCTCTTGTGTGCGATAAAATATCTGTGTCATCTCTTATGCTCCTCTAATCATACCTTTCAAATGTGGCATTGTTCCCTTCCTGCTAGTGGAGCCTCTACAAGTTACTTCGCCATTTTCTTGGCGTGATTTGGTTTTCTGATTCTTTGATGCTTTTACAGTATACTTGGATTTCCCAAACATTTCATCACAGCAAGCTTGAGCTTTAGCCCTATCAGAGGTATGGAAGTAGTAGCGATCACCCATCGCCGAAAGGATATAGAATGTAGCAGCGTCAGTATAATCGTAGCCTGTGTATTCGTGGAAAGGAACGATAGTAATTTTAATCTCAGTCATTACTTTTTACCTCAAAGATTGCACCATTACCACATGTCACCGTTTGCCAACTTCCCAACTTAACCTCCATCTCTTTCAAACCTCCATTACCTTCGCATTTGTTGAAGGCTTCGTTAAGGTTTGATACAGGTACTGTGTAATTCAAATAACTGAAGCACAACAAACCCCCACAGAAAATACCACCAATAAAATAGTTCATAAATTCTCCTTAAAACATTGCTTGAAAAGGTCGAAAAGCGATTGCATCTGCAAAACCTTCGTCTGAATATCCGACTTCAAAAGTATATCGCATGTAAAGAGGTTGTGCAAAACTTTTTCCATTTATTGTTACATCATACGTTGAAACATGACAGTAAATGCTATCGTTGAAGTAATAAGCTTCATCTGTTCGGATAACCTCCCCTTTTCGAGTCAGATAGCATACCCCGGCAACGGCATCTTTATTTTTTGCGATACGATTGAACTTTCTATGGCTGATTGATTCTTTCAGTTTCATTTCACTTCTCCTCAGTAGATTAGACATCCTTGTCTTGTATATTACACCATCAATCTTCGGTGTCAACCTTTTTCTTTCGAGATTTTGGAGCTTTTTCCTTAATCTCTTCGATCATGGCTTGGATGTCTAGAGATTCTTCCTCTTCGACATCTTCCTCGAAATTCTCTCCAAAGGTCTCATACATAACCTCTCGTACAGATTGCTTAATCATCTCTGGTAATGACATTGGCAAATCACCGCAATCTTGACAGTCGAGGTCGTCGCAAGTCTCCATCATCTCTTGGTGCCGTGCTTGAGCAAACCTCTCCAAACGTTCCGTGATTTCATCTGCATCCAAGTATATATCGGTTCCACATAGAATTGAACTGATCTCTTCTTCAGTTAAGAAATTTTTATATTCCTCTTTAATTCTCTTGTGAGTTTGTTTACGTAGAAATAGAGAAGCTTCATACGTCTCCGATTCCTTCCCATAGTTCCCTCCCGAGATAGTATGCGAAAACCACTCTGCATATTTAGAGAGACCCCAACTATCACATGCTAGGAAAAGGAAAGTCGCCATACTTCCGCAATCATGTTCAATGTACCCGATGGTTTCAGCTTGACAATCCTTAATGGCATTCAAAATCTGGTTACCTGTTCTAACCTGACCTCCTCCACTATTCAAACGAAGAATAAATTTATCTTGAGGCCCCGCCATACGTAGAGCATGACATAAGTCAATATAGTCTTCAGGATTACCAATACCTCCCATCAAATAGTATTCGTACTCATCGTGATCATGGTATTCTGTAACAAAAAGTTTATTAGGTTGCAGTTGGGTTGTCATAAATTCTGTCATACTTTACTCCTTGATATGTGACCAATATTTTTCTTCGGCTGCTAATCTAGCTTCTACGGCAGATTCAAATGTATCAAAGCTACCTAGGTCCAATTCCACTATCCTTCTCCTTCTCTCGTGCTTTGACCATTGCTTTACATAGACCACCTCGAACAATGTTATCACTTGTAGCTTTGATTACTTTAATATGTTTTGAAAGCTCAGGGTTCTTTTCTACGAACTCACACAGCCAGTCGATACCATTTTTACCTTTGATGTCAGATTGGGCTGCATCGCCGAGGAGGATCAGCTTAGCTCCATCTTCCATACGAGTTAGCATTGTATAAAGCTCATCAGGAGCCATAGATTGTGTTTCATCAATAATCATTACACCACTAACACTTCGCCCACGTGCATACTCAGGAGCCAGCAATTCAATAGTACCATTATTCAGACAGTTGTCGTAGTAGCTTTTACCATACCTGTTCCAAAGAACTTCTAGTAGAGGCATCAAGTACGGTTCAAACTTCTGCTGTAAACTATTTGGAAGCATCCCTAGACTTCTACCCATAGGTATTACTGCACGTGTAATTGTCAACTTATCGTAGAGACCTTTCTTCAACCAATCGGAAGCTTCACTCATGGTTAGGAATGTTTTACCTACACCAGCCGGTGCTGAGAAAACAACAACATCATAATTTTTGAGTGCTGAGAGAAATTCTTTTTGAACCTCTGTCATCCCTTGTACTGGAGGTTGAATCTCACCTTCAAATTTACCCTTAACTACTCGACCTGTTTCACCCTTTTTCTCCCAGCGATCTTCTATAACTTGCTTGACATTTCGCTTAGCCATAAATCCCCCTTAGATTGTACTTTTGAAAAACTCTGCTGCTGAACGTGGATCAATCTTCTTCTCAAAGAAACTGAACAATGTCTTACCAGACTTCTTCAAGATTGCTTTCTCTTTCTGTGAGCTACAAAGCTCTAACACTTGTGAATACCAAACTGACCAGCTCATTATTTGTTCTCCTCTGTTGTTTAACATATCTTGGATTATAACACAATTTTATTAAATTGCAACTACCCCAAGAACAAAGAATGCAACAATCATCCATAGAATCACAGGACTGATATCATCTTCAGGGAATTTACCCTCTTTCTTTAGCTTCTCCCAGCGTTCACGCTCTGTCAGCATAGGCGGAGGTGGTGGAGGCTTTGGTTTGTCATTGTGTAGTGCCATCATTTTTCTCCTGTATAACAAGTAGTACCAAATTATCCATTGCATTCAGTACAGCATCGGCAGCAATAGCATTCGCTACTTCATATTTAATGTAAAGCTCTGATTGCTTGGCTCGTTGCACCAAAGCAGCTTCATCAGGTCTTATGTGCTTGTAAAGACTTTTGTAATATGTGTCCTTAATAGCACTCAAATCAAGTTGATTAATCTGATTTACATAATATTCATCATGAGCGAAGTATGATTTCAAGTATGTAGATAAGAATTCATCGAATATATTTTCAGTCATCTTCATCCTCCCAATACTCCTCATCAGGGTTTACTTCATATGCTAGATTAAAGAAAGCTTGATAATCCCAACCCTGTTCACTGTCAATAAGAACAATCATAAAGCCTTGACGATCTATTCGATGTTTAACCAAGCCAGAGTAAGTGTGCCCTTCCCCGTTTACCAGATCCCTAATATTGTTGTCTCGGTTGTAATATATAACATCATAATTATCAATATACCAAGGTAAGCATGTGTTATCATCTGGCAGATGTACTTCATCTTTAAACAATTCAATTAGATTCATTTTCTTTCCCCTCTTGAGCTTTCAGAATCTTCTTAATCAACTGACTACGACTTCGATCTTTAACACCAAGAAGCCTACCATACTCTTGCAGACTAAGGAATTCCATTTCATCAAGTTCTTGCTTTGTTTTAAAAACATTTTCATCTACCCCCTGTATAGCATATCTTTCAATAAACAACTCTCTACCTTTATCGCTAACGGCTATACTTTTATCCAATGAAATCTCAAACACTCTTGAAGGCTCTCTTTCCCCTGCAATGATTTCATTCATTTGTTCACAGGATTCAATAAGCTCTTGACCAAACGTTGACCAGCTAGGTTTTGAATCAAGCTCTAAAATTTCCCTAAGCTTATCATTTGGTGGTGGAGGATTGTCAAGTAGATCATATACACCAGCATCCTTCAACCCGTCAAGTGTTTCTTGTACAGCTTCCTTCATTTCACTCTCTTCCTTTACAAATCTGCATGTAAAAGCTGATCCATGACGCTTAGGCATGAAAGCAGGACTCATATCAAGCTTCCAACCCTCCTGTGCACGTTTCATAATCTCGGCAGCAAACTCATGAAGGAAGGCTGTGTGATAATTCTCAATCATTCTCCCTCTCCTCCGTATTGTTTAGGAATACAATTAAGAAACTCATTTAGGCTATCGCGTATCATAAGAGCTTCATCAACAGTATTGATAGTTAGGATAATATCCTTCTCCTTATCTAATATTTCAAGCCAAGGTTGTTGGTACTCGTAGAGCTTGAGACGTTCTGTTTCTTTAAGACGATCAGGTTTAATCTCTGTCTTACTCATCAGCTTTCTCCTTGGTCTTTTTCTTAGGTGTTATTGCTTCAATCTGTTTCTCAAGCTCTTCTACTTGTTTTACATATTGAGCAAAGGCAACACGTGGACTATTTACAAACACACTGTATGGAATTCGAGCACTCATTTGTATTCTCCTCGTTTTTGATTGTCTTCTGTCATAATTGACACTAAATATTGTTCAAGCTCTCTAATGTGCTCAATGTCCCCGCTAGTTTTCACATCTTTGGATCTTAGCAGAGTAAGTACAGCTTCTGCAAGTGTTTCTTGAATTGGTTTCACTAGTTTTCCCTCACAATTTTAAAGCATTCTATCTTACTGAAGTCTGGGATATGCTCTCCATTATAGATAAGCCTCCATGTACCATCGGGCAATTCATCAAGCTTACAAAAATCATATCTGTTCATGAGCGCAATAGCAACCCTTGCATCTTTTTCTTCTTTAGCAAGAATTGTGGCTAACTCTGCTTTCCGCTTGATCCAAGCTTTCCACGCGTCCGTCACCGTATCATGGTATCCCAAGCTCTGCCGCTTACCATCAAGAGTGGAGATTTGAGCTTTATATTTACCTGTTTTCTTGTAAAAACTTACACCAGTAGGATACTTTCCTGAGAAGTTTGCTCGATCTGTCATAAAAAGATTTACTGATTTACTTAAGAAACAACAATTTTCAGGGGAGTATAGTGTGCCATCCCCTAAAAGATCTTTATCCAATTCCTTATCTTTCCAGTCTTGTTTTTCCATCCAAGCCTTGAAATTCGAAAATAAATTCCATTCTTCACACACAAATGTATTAAGGTAGTTAGGTTGCAGATTATGAACCTTTTCGCTATAGCATCTACTTAGCATACTAGTCCATTTCCGGTAGAATGGACATAACCAACCTGTTTTTCTATCCAATACTATATAATCAGCATCGTTAATCCCAACACCCATAACTAAGCTTCTTTTACCGACCATATTAAGGAACCTCCTGAATCATACGTTGACTAGTCTTCACAGCCGTAGCTTTAGATAATTCAGGTTTGATGTTAGTTCCTACTAATTCAACCGTGCGTTTTGACTGCTTCTTACTCATTTCTTTTTCTCCAATCGACTCTTGAGCATTTTCAATTCAAACCTGCGTTCTGTCCTACCCACTCCTAGTTGCTTCATTTCTGAGTTATATTTTTCAAGGATTTCTTTGATCGTTTCATTACCACCCATAAAACCTCCTACTCTTCGTTATACAGCGTTTTAACTCTACCCAGTAGTCTGCATACCTTTCAAGAGATAACCCCCTTAAAACGCATCCTACGAGTTTACAGAGGCATATCAAGGCCACTTACCCGTTTCAATATAGTATTTCACATCTGCTTCGTTATGTCCACACGTAGTTCTATATTCTTTAGCCTTGAACGAAGCATCGCTATCCCAATATTGCCAATACGTCTGTCCTCCATGCTCTTCATCCCATTCCCAACTCACCGCTCCTCTTCCGTATAGGACAAGCTTAGAATACGGAGGAGGATTATTCAATATCCATACAAGCTTTTCATCCTTCTTTTTCTGTCCTTCAGACTTGTCTTCTTCGTGCCCATAAATCAGCCATGCTAGAAACTTGAACATCTTCAGATCCTCAGTTGATTTCAGGACTCATTAAATCATAGCTTTGTTTCTTAGTCAACACCATTCGTCGGGTATTCTATCATCTATTGACATTTCTGTATTTTACATGATATTCTATCTCTTATCAACTACGGAAATCTTTCATTTAGTGGTTGCACTATCTGAGAAATGCTGTATAATTGATAGGGTCACTTAGAAAAGTGAATCGGATGGTGAGTTTCTGGCTGAACACGCTTTGTAACCATCTTAAAGTCATAAAGAGCACGACAAACGCAGGAAGATGGCCTTCGGGCTTGGGATGAGGCGGCAGGGCACCAGCAAACGGTGGAGAATCCCAGAAGATAAGATTGGTTGCAAGATCTTATCTGTCCCATAGCTTTATTTGCTATGTCCTCATGTATGAGGAAGAATCTTATGGCTCCGGGCAGCAGGGTTATGTTGTTTGGGATAAGTTCTGAGGTCAATCTTAGAGAGAAAGGCTCTAGATGTTAATTCATCTATCCTGCTCTCTAGGGGAAGATGTGTCCAGAATTTATCTTCCAAGCAGCAGGATATACTAAGTAATAAGATATTAAATACATTAAGATAGGAGATAAAGTATGAACGTGTATTGGGGTGTATTGATAGTGTTGGGTGTGTTATACTTCTCGTTCATTACTTGGTACAGTAAAGAAGTGAGACAGGATATAATCATCACTGCTCCTGCATGTAAGCAAGGGTTCAGTAAAGATAGTAAACAACTGTGTGAGGATAAATATAATGAGTGACTTAATTTCAAGGAGAGAAGCAAAGAATCAAGGGCTTAATACGTATTTTGACGGAGAGTTCTGTGAAAATTTCCATATTAGTGAACGGTTCACTTCGTCAGGTAAATGCTGCGAATGCTCTAAAGATTCACATAAAGAATTTTTGGAAACCTCAAGAGCAAAGAAAGCTAAGAAGAAATTAACCAACAAGGAGAAAAGAGAAACCAACAGGTTCAAAAGGAATGAAGAGTCTAAGCTGTATGAAGAGCTTGGAATAAAAGCATATGAGTATAATGAGGAGTTTTCAGAAGATCTTTATCTTCTTCCTAAGAATAACAGGACTGCGAAAACACTAGGTGAAATGTATTATTTTACAGGTAAACCTTGTGTACACGGTCATTTATCAAAAAGGCTTACTTCTAGTGGTAATTGCACGGTATGTGATAAAGCACGGAGTAGGATGGACGCACTCTTAAATCCAGATAAAAAGAGAGCGGCGAAGGCAGGCTACCGTAAAAGAAAATTTGAGGTGGGTGGAACGTATACAGCAAAAGACATAAAAGAATTATTTGCAAAACAGTCAGGTAGATGTGTATACTGTGATAAATGTTTAATTGAGCATAATTATCATGTAGATCATATCATGCCTATAATACTAGGAGGGAGGAACTCCAAAGAAAATTTACAACTTTTGTGTCCTGTTTGTAATTTAAGGAAGGGTGGTAAACATCCCGATGAATTTCTTAAAGTTTTGAGAAGAGATAAATTTAACTATGAGGATTATTTATGAGTGGGATTCGTTGCAAAGCTTGTGATGCTAGGTTGTCATTATTCGACATGTCTGTGAATAAGAGTGATACCCTACCTGAACCAGAAGATTTATGTCAGGTTTGCAGGGCTTATGCTTACTCGGATGATGTTGATCACAAAGAATACGCTTTTGAGCATATAACCGAGCGATTAATAGATATTGACATAGAATCTGATAATGAATAGTTGCATATCTCTAGATTTCATGATATACTTATCATATGAAGTTAAATAAGTTTTATAGACTACCAATAAGTGAATATTATGTCTACCGAACCACAAGAGAAACGGCGAGGAAGGCCGGTAGGCAGTACATCTAAACTGTCTGCTAAACAATCCAAGCTTAAAAAGCTTCTACTGTCTGAACTCGAACCCCACGTTGCTGAAGCTATGCAAGTGATGCTTACTGTTATGCGCAGTGAGCAAGAAAAAGGACAGACACGTATGCTTGCAGCTAAATACGTGCTTGATCAGACACAAGCATTGGTTGAGAAGATTCTGACTCCCGAAAAGGATGGTACAGAGTCGGATGATGACGAAGAGAACAAATCCGCTGAAGTATTGGAAATGAAACCAAAGTTGCGGCTTACTGTATCTGATAATAATTGATAAGCCCAAGAGGCTTTATAGTGAAGAGTAAAGCCTGATGGATGCAAATGAGAAATTAAGTATTCTTGCTCGTACTGGTGTATTCGGTGCTATGCAAGCTGGTGTGTTTGATGACGATGATGGAGAAGGTGGTAGCTCTGGTCCTGTAGATTGGACAGAGGTTGAAAATAAACCTAGCTTTGCTACAGTAGCTACTTCTGGATCATATGTTGATCTTAGTAACAAGCCTTCTCTATTCTCTGGTGCATACGCTGATCTAACAGGTAAGCCAACGCTATTCAGCGGAAACTATGCAGACCTTACCAATAAGCCTACGCTGTTTAGTGGCAACTACAACGATCTAACGAACAAACCAACTATTCCTACTGCTGGTGTAGCAAACTGGTACAGAGAGAAGATTCAGGATGTAGCTCCCGGTGGTACAATTGTTGTGAGTAATGGTGGATTTATTCGTTCCACTGCTATAGGTGCTCACACATGGACATTTGACACTACAGGGCTTACAGCAGGCTATGCAGCATCTTGGACGCTAAAGCTTACCAATGGAGCAGCAGGAACCCAAACCTTCACAAACGCTAAAACAGCTAATGGTGCAGCACTTACGCTTTCAAGTGGTGTTGATTATCTAGCTTTCGTTTGGGATGGGTCCACTCTCCTCGTAGCTAATGCAGCAGGAGGTGTTAAATAATGATTGGTTTTCGTTTAGCTTCAATGAATCGTGTTGTCACTCCTCCGCCTGTAGCTGCATCAGTTCTTAGGATGGCTGTTGTTAATGCGGGAAACCCTAACAACATGCTTTATAAGCTCGACGGAACAACACTTCAAAGTCAAGGTAGCCTTCCTAATACACAAAGTGCAGGTAATGCCAGTGGTATTAGTTTTACCCCTGACAGTCAATACTGTGCTGTAGGCACCGCTGCTGCTCCATACGTCGAGATCTTTAAAAGGGCTGGTAACGTATGGACCAAGCTTGCAAACCCTGCTGTAACGCCTACAGGAGCCTCTACAGACGTATCTTTCTCGTATGACGGTAAATACCTTGCTGTTGGACATTTCGTAGCTCCATTTCTTACAGTTTACAAGAGAGATGGTGATGTATTTACAAAGCTTCCTGATATCAGTCTTGCATACAGCGTAAGGGTTCAATCAGTAGCGTTCTCTCCTAAGTCTAACCATCTTGTCTGTACATTCATTGGTGCTCCTTATACAGCACTTCTAACTGTTACAGACACCGGTGTCACTCAGATCAGCGGAACGCCTACAGGTGGTCCTACTTGGTATACGTATGATGTGGCATTCTCATCAGATGGAAGCCTTGTAGGTTTTGCATGGTCTCAACCTCCTTACTACGCAATCTTTAACTTCAATCCACAGACAGGATATGGAACCAAGATTACAGCAGGAGCTAACGCAGTAAGTAACACTCGTGGTATAGCATTCACCAAAGACAATAAATATGTTGCTTTAGCTGCCGCTAACAGCGCTGCTTCTGGGCAAACCTACGGAGCTAACCTTTCTGTATTCCCAATTGCTAATGGAGCCGTAGGCACTGCACTCAGTACACCTAACGAACTTCTTCCCGGCTTTGGGTTCAGAATGGATTTCATGAAAGACACATATACATTTGCTGTGTCTCATAACACAAGCCCATTCGTTACACTTCTTGAGATTCAGGGGACATCTGTTGTAAAGAGTGCAATACAACCTGATATCAACACCACAAACAACGCAGTTGATGTTCAATTTTATCTGACTTCTGAATGAGGTCATGAGGGAGAAAATGACTAAATCAGAATTAGCTAGACTTGTAAGTCGTATTGGCGTTTTCGGTGCTGTGAATCGTGGAGCTTTTGATGAAGCTTTCGAACAGCCTGAAACAGAAGAGCCAATTGATTCGTTTACCAACATGCTTACTAAGAATCTATTTGGTCGGCATTACTCAGAAGCTACCACATCTGTTATGACTTATAACACAGTGATGGAGCTTGAATCTGAGTTTATCGGGTTCCGTATCGGTATCCATAATATTGCAGGTACCGCTGTAACAGGTGTTAAGGCTTGTGTAGCTGTACGTGATAAAGTTGATTATAACACGGCTGACAGTCTATGGATGGCTGAAACAAGTCTGTCTGGCGGTACTTGGATTGATTGTACATTTGGTGGTGCTACAACAGCTACATTAGCTCCAGCATTAGGAACAGAGCGTACATCAATCACTTGGTCTGATCTTATTCCTATTCCAAGTCTTGCACGTATTGATGGTGGTGTTCGTCCTATCATTCAAGTACGAATTGAGTTTCCTAGTGGTGCTCAATATAGCCGCCCTGCTAACGGTATTGCAAGATGGCGTACAATGACAACACCCCGATATCTTAGAGTATCAAGACAGGCAGTAGGTGGTGTAACAGATAAGGCTGCTTATACAGAAGTAGCTAACCGTGAAACAGGTATTTGCATACCGGCTGTTCAATACTACACTAAAAAGAAAGGGAAGCAATTCCTGATCGTCGGCGACAGTATTCGTGAGGGCGTTAATGGGACGCCGAACGGAGTTGGTGCTGCTCAGCTATTAGCTTATCGTCATTCAACACCAGATTCACCCATTGACTATTTCAACGGTGCTATCCATGCACAGCCTCCAATGGTTTATTCCCCTCGCGTGAATGATATGTTGGATGTGGTCAAGCCTACGCACGTGTTCTATGGTGTATGGAGCGGGAATGATGTTGCGGTAGGTGGTATTAGTGCCGATGCTCTAAATCGTGCTCGTATGGCCCTTGCAAACGTTATTGGGTGGGTACGTGGAGCTAGGACGCCAACTAATCTAATCCTAGACGAAGGAACCCCCACTTCAACAGCTTACAAGGCTGTAGGTGCGGCTGATTCTAGGCGTGTAGATTTTAACAAATGGCTTGAATCTTTTACTGGTCTTATTCCAGCCAAAGGTTTTGCCAATGCTGTAAGTGTTGGTGCAGATGCAACAGGGCAGATTCAGATTAACCCTGCTATGACAGCAGATGGCGTACACCCTAATCTTGAGGGATACAATGCTTTGGCTGATGTTTTAGAACCGCTAGTGTTTCCAAGTAAGAAGTAATTTGTAGGCCAAGGAGAGGGCTGTAAAATGCCCTCTTGTAGTCTGGCTCTTGTAACCAACTTTACAATGAGAAAATTTTATGGCAGATCAAACAGCTTTTGAAATCCTTCAATCTCAATTGGGTGTGTTGGCTGCCCCTATTCGAGACTACATTGAAGCAGTTCTTAAAGAACAAACTCCTCCTGTTGAAGAAGAGCCTACACCAGAAGATCCGGGTGAGGAGACCCCTCCAGAGGAAACACCGGAGCCTATAGACCCTCCGGTTGATCCAGAACCTACAGACCCGGAAGAACCACCTATAGAAGAACCCGAACCAGAGGAACCTACTCCTGTAGTTCCTGAAATGCCTTCTACACCAGATACCACTACTGTATATCAGATTATTGATTACACAGATGGTGATTTTGAGCATGGTATCAACACGAAGCTTAATGCTGTTCTGATTCGTGATAATAACTATGTTAGGGTAGGTCACAATCTTCGGTTCAAGAACAGCCAAGGTAGTAATATTACAAGCACTGAGAAACATCAGTATGGTATGCTTGTAAAGGTTAACGCTGTTACATTGGTTCCTGCAACACACGGTGCTCCGGGCGCTGTAACTCTATATAACAAGTACGGTAAGCCTATCGATCCTATCGTGCCCGATCCTGTTGAGGAAACACCTCCAGAGGAAACCCCTGAGCCGGAGCCAGAGGAACCCACTCCTACAGATCCTGAAGAGCCTCCGGTAGAAGAGCCTGGACCTGAGAATCCTGAGCAACCGTTAGCTGAGCTTCAAGTATACAACTTGGAAGGTAATGCTGATTGGGTAAATGGTGTTTACAAAACAAACACTATGATTCTTCTCCCTATCGCTGATAAGGATTTGATTGTTCAAGGTGCTGTGATTGAGTTTGCTGATGGTCGTCGTGGTACAGTGAATTATGTATCTAAGAATACCGCTGGTAAACGTCAATCAGTAAAGACAGAGCTTACAGGTTTAGATCCTGCTGTAGTTGGTTATCCGCATACAGTGAAGGTGATTAGCTCTCCGATTGCTGAAGAGCCTGCTCCTCTTCCCTTTGAGATTCTACCTCCCGGTAGCTTGAAGAAAGAAGGTATGGCTATTCTTGGCTATAACGATGGTCAATCTGGTGGTGGTGATGTTCTTCGTCAAACCAAGATGGACTACGGTTGGAGTAACGAAGAATACGTTAAGAAAGTAGCAGCAGATAAGGTTACACGTGTACGTAACTCCCTGACTTGGGAACGTATCATGCCTGAACTATTTGGTGAAATTGATCCTAAGTATGGTAATGAGTTCTTGAATCAACTGAAGCTGTACGGTAAGTATGGAATCAGCGTTTCGGTTTGCATGGCTCATAACTACGCTGGATATTCTTTCACTAACACCAAGACAACACGTGTTCAGCTTGGTACAGAAGAAGTCCCTCAAGGTGCTCTTGCTCACTTGGCACGTAAGTTTATTGAGTTTGTCAATAAAGATCCTGAAGCACGTAAGCATTTGTTTGAGATTGAGCTTCTGAATGAACCAATCAATCTACCAACTCCACAGCTAGTGTTTGATGAATATCAACTCTGCATCAATGCTATTCGTGAAGTTGATCAAGATATCTGGATTGGTGTAGATGCTTATCCTTGGGCTACTACTCGTGATTTCAAAGTATATAGCCTTCCGTTGTTTGACTTGAAAGATCCAGCAAACAAGATCCGTATTCATACTCACTGCTACTTTGATAAAGGTAATGGTGGTTCTTATACATCGCCTGACAGCTTGATTAACCCTGAAGAAGTTGTAAAGATTCTGGATGGTGTTATAGATGAATGTCAGAAGCGTGGTTGGCCTCATGTCTTCTCAGAAATGGGTGCTCCTGCTGCTGTTTGGGTAAGAACAAGTGAAACTGATCCTACACAGGGTTATGCTTCCCCTACACCTAATGCACTAAAAGCCTTGAACCTTGCCTTGCAGAAGGCTTTGTCTCGTGGTAGTGATGTGTTCATTTGGTGGAGTAGTCCTTTCCAAGCTAACAACTGGGATAACGTTCTTAGTATCTACGCTCCACGTAATGCTGATATGCGTCGTGTGTTGTTGCAATATCTCTGATCAAGCGACAAATGGTCATATACAGGGTTGCAATTTTAAGAACTAATTGATATAATAAGTAAATATTGAAACAAACTCTCCTCTTGCTGCTGTATGGTCATCCTCCTCCCAGAAAGCAGCATCGTTTGCTAAGAATAGCACGTCAGCCTCACGAAACGAGGCTCTTTCTAAAATCCTATTCTCCCCTCTTGGACATGCGTGCTTTGAGACTTGTGGAGTAGGATTTTAAAAGGAACAACAAACCAAAGCACAAGATGCAATGGAAGTAGCTCAACGTGCTGAGCGTAAAGCTGAAGAAGCTAACGTTAAGTCTGAGCGCATGCTGAATCGTTCTGCCATGAAATAACTCTCGTTCTGAGAGAATAATAAGCTAGTGCAACGCTAGCAAATATTGCTCCCTATCAATGGGATGCTCTGTGGAGAGGAAGCTAAGCTTTTGTAGCTTCAACGTTATACGCAGGTAGGGTGGCGTATAACACTACATCATAGTGAGATAATGAGAGCGGGTTCCTTTTCCTGATCTGCTCTTTCCTGAATACGGCAGTTTCTCCTACGGCTTACCTGTGACCGTCCGTATGCACAGACTTTATTTCTAAGCTTTGTTAATATCTCTTTAGAATATACCATTCGTCGGAGTTATTAACTTTTTTAATTAGACTCTTGACTTTGATAGAAGTATTTTATATACTATACAAATGAAGTCGAGAAAACTTCAACAGTTTCGAGAACTACATCCCTAGTACCTAAAAGCTACGAACAAGGCGATGGGTTCTCTTTTAATTTAGCATATGTCGTGAGACACTGCGTATAAGGGCTTGCTGTGAAGTATCCCCTTCTTTATTTATGACACGTCGGGAAGACGCTCGGTACTATCATTTAAAATGAGGTACTGAATATGAATGAAATTTGGAAGGACTGTGTTGGTTGGGAAGGTTACTATCAGGTCAGTAGCTTCGGAAATGTTCGAAGTGTTGATAGGTGGGTTGAGTACCAACGATTAGATAAGGTGTGCAAGAGATTTTATAAAAGTAAGTCACTAATCCCCAAGTTAAATTTTGGTGGTTATTTGGTCTATCATTTTAGAGATAAATCACGTGATAGAGAGGAGTGGCCTTCTGCTCATCAATTAGTGGCAAAAGCTTTTATAGATAATCCAGAAGCAAAACCGACGGTGAATCATAAAGACGGTAACAAGCTAAACAACACTATTGTAAATCTTGAATGGGCTACAGAGAAAGAGCAGACTATACATGCTTTTAAGAATAACCTCATGCAAGTTAGAGGTAATACGCTGTACTCTGAAGATTTTAAACAAGAAGTTAAAAAGTATTACGAAGATAATGGTTGTTCAATTAAAAAGCTGACGAAAATTTTTAATATCAGTGAAACAACCGCAGGTAGAATTGTTAAAGGGAAATGGGGAGACCCCCGTAAAATTCCTAAAGAACAAATTGAAAAGATGAGGGAGCTTAGAAAGCAAGGCATGACTCTTGTTTCAATCGGTAAGATCTTTGGGTTAAGCTTCTCTACAGTTCATAATCATGTGCAAGATATTAAGAAAGAGAATGCAGCATAGGAGATTGAATGATCGAAGATGAAGATGTTTTCGGGCCTGCTAGCGAGAAACAGGCCCTATTTTTACAGTCAGAAGCTAAAATAGTAGTGTATGGTGGTAAACTTGTGCCTCCATTCAAAACCCATCTAATTCGGTGAAACCCTAACGTAAAGCCGAGGGCAATACCGAGCCAAGCAGCAATTAAATTGCGGGCGTGTGTAGAGACTAGTCGGAAGACGTAAGATTCAAGCGAATCTGAAACGGTGGGAGGAAATTTATTTCCTAAGATATAGTCCAATTACAGCCGAAAGGTTGGAAAGAGTGTAGCGACTCTAAAATTATAAGGCAGCTGGAGCGGGGAAGTCTCACTGCGGACTTCTACACCATTTAAAGTATATAGACGATCCCAACTATCGTGGTTATGTAATTCGTAAAAACTCTACAATGCTTATGAAATCAGGTGGTTTGTTTGACGCTGCCTGTTCTCTTTATAAAGCGTTTGAACCCAGAGTCAAGATTGGTTATAAAAACCAAATCATTAAATTCCCTAGTGGTGCTGTCGTAGCCTTTTCTCACTATGAAGATGATAAGGCTGGTGATATGTACCAAGGTATTGAAATCTCCTCCATCCTTTACGACGAAGCAACACAAGCCGGTGAAGGTCATATCCTTTGGCTGTTATCGCGTCTTCGTTCTAAAGCAAAGATGGATGGTAATATTCGCCTTACCTGTAACCCTGATCCTTCATCCTACCTCAGAAAATGGATTGATTGGTATCTTTATCCAAAAGAGCATCCTCTATTTGGGAGACCTGATCCAGCTAAAGATGGTAAAGTAAGATGGTTTATTCAAAAGAATAACCAAATGATTTGGGGAGACAGTAAGGAAGAGTTGATAAAGAAGTATGGAGAGAAGGCAAAACCTCTGTCCTTTCAATTCATCTCCGCTCGTATTTATGATAACCCTCCTGTTATTAAAGCTAACCCTGACTATCTAACTTTCCTTGAAAACCTTAAACGTGTTGAACGTGAAAGACTTTTAGAAGGTAACTGGGAAGCACGAGAAGAATCAAGTGGATTCTTTAAACGCGAGTGGCTTGAACCTGAGCTTGTTGATTATCCTCATGCTTCAGAAATAGATAGGATTGTTAGAGCTTATGACTTGGCGGGAAGCTTAGCTTCTGAAAGCAACCCTAACCCTGACTACACAGCTTCCGTTAAAATGGCAAGGCTTAAATCAGGGCAGTATGTAATTCTTGATGTTTGCCGTATTCGTGCTCGTTATGGCGATCTTATGAACCATATCATTAAGAATGCAGAAGATGATGGTCATGGTGTAGATATTATCCTACCCATCGAACCGGGTCAAGCTGGTAAAGCTGCTGCTCAGATGATGATCAGAACGCTTGCTGAACATGGTTTATATGCAAAGGGTAAGCCTACCAATAGATCAAAGCTGGAACGCTTCAGACCTTTTAGTGCTGCTGCTGAGAGTGGTTCAATCAAGATTGTAAAAGGCTGTGCAAACTGCCTTGAGCATAACATCAACAACGACAACGATTTCTTTTATAAAGAACTTGAAGACTTCATTCCTAATAATAGAAATCAGAAGGATGATATGGTGGATGCTTGTGGTGATGCTTTCATGTCTCTTGCACAGAAACTGGTACTACCCAACTTCCTTTCAGGAATGCAGAACTTCGGTTTTGATCAAACAACAAACCCCTTAGTAAATATAAGATGAGGAGTCAAACATGGCTGATACTGTATTGGCTCCCTTAACTCAAGGAACTGAGTCTACGATACCCCGATTAAAGCTTACAGAGACAGGTGCTCCCGGTCTTACTATAATCGGCGGTAATGTCTTCGAAGGTTGTATTCAAGAATTGCAGTGGCCTTGGTGCATACACACATTTAACAAGATGCGTCGTGATGCTACTATCAGTTCCGCTGTACAGCTTCTTGAAACAATGATTAGCAAGGTTAAATGGAAGATTGAAATTCCTCACAATGCTTCTGATGATTTAAAGCGTAAGAAGCAATACCTTGAAGAAGTCATTGAGGATATGGATACATCATTTCTATCTGTGATTAAAGAGATTAGCTCTTTTAACACATATGGATTTAGTGTGATGGAGAAGGTGTTTCGTAGACGCCTCAAGAGTCAAGGTAGCTATTACAATGATGGCTTGGTAGGAATCAAGAAGCTTGCTCCTCGTGGACAAGAGACAATATCTAAATGGGAGTTCGATGATAACAATCGTATCCTACAAGGTATTCGTCAGTGGACTTCAAAACAAGGAACAAATGGCGATCTTCAATATGAGATTGCTCCCGGTGTTTTGATTCCTCGTGAAAAGTTTTTGTTGTTCCGTACAAACGTTCGTAAAGATAATCCAATTGGTGAATCACCTCTTGTTTATTGCTGGCAAAGTTGGAAGTTTAAGCAAGCACTAGAAGAAGCTGAAGCAATCGGTATATCTAAAGATATGCGTGGCCTTCCTATTCTATATATGCCTGCTCAGTACATGGTAGATGGTGCATCTGAACAAGATAAAGCCGTTTACGAGTATATGAAGAAAGTAATGCGTAATCTTCATCGTGAAGAACAGGAAGGTTTGATTCTCCCCACCCTTTATGAAGAAGGTCATAGACTTTTTGACTTTGAGCTTGCTGGTGTATCTGGTAGTAAGTCTTTTAATGTTTCAGAGATTATCAACCGCTACTCCAATGAAATCTTGATGAGCTTCTTTGCTGATGTGCTAAAGCTTGGTCAAGGTGCTACAGGTAGCTACTCTCTTGCAGATAGCAAGACATCGATTATTGCTACTCGTGTTGAAGCTGCTTTGATGGAGATTCAGGACCAATTAAACAATGACTTGGTTAAGCAATTAGCTGAGCTTAATGGTTGGAATCCTACTCAAATGCCTAAGTTCTCATACGGTGATATTGATGAGCGTAGCATTGATGACTTCTCTAAAGCAATCCAGCGTATTAAAGCAACCAGCATGATTACACCTACTCCCGGTAATATCAATTACATTGCTGAGACACTTGGTCTTCCTGATCGTGTGGCTGAGAACATGCCTCAAGAAGAGCTTAACGAGCTTCTTGGTGTGATGACAAGCAATAGTGGTGAGGGTATGCAGGAGGGCTTAAGTAACGGCACTGGAAGCTCTAATGGATCTTCTGGAGATAGCTCAACAAGTAATACGGAAAACACATAAGGAGCCTATATGGCACACAAGCTAAGGCTTCTTACTGAGAAGCTATACAACACACCTCATCTAATGGAGCCTAGTAGGTTTGAATCTGTAATGGCTTATTTAGATGAGCGTAATAAAGGTACTATGGATGTTAGCTCAGAAGATCAACGATCCGAACGAGTTGATTACTCATACAATCCTGACACCAAAGTAGGGATGATTGATATTGATGGTCCTCTTACATACAAGCCTGTAACAATGATGGGCTTTGAATGTGGTGGAACTTCCTACGAAGGTGTAATGAGTCAGATGGAGACGTTGGTACAGAAGGGTATGAAGACTCTTGTACTAAACGTTGATAGTGGCGGCGGTGAAGCTTACATGGTGTTTGAAACTGCTGCTTATATTCGAAAGCTTGCAGATGAAAATGGTGTAAAGATCTTATCCTATGTAGATGGTATGTCTGCTTCTGCTGCTTACGCTCTTACATCTATCTCTGATCAGATTGTAGTGAATCCGGGTGCTGAGGTTGGAAGTATTGGTGTTGTTGTTCGATTGATGAATGACAGTAAAGCACTAGAGATGAATGGTTTGGAACGTACATTCGTTTATGCAGGTGGAAGTAAAGTTCCTTATGCAGAAGATGGAAGCTTCCGTGAAGACTTTATCTCTGACATTCAATCCAAAGTTGACATTCTGTATGAAGAGTTTACTGGATTCGTTGCAGAACAACGCAATGTTTCAGTAGAAACTGTTAGATCGACTGAAGCTAAAACTTTCCTCCCCAAGAAAGCTTTAGAGCTAGGTCTAGCAGATGCCGTAATGACTCACGAAGAGTTTTATACACATTTGGCGGACGTAGCTGAGAAAGATACCATTATGTTTAAACGTAAATTGTTCAATATGGACACCACTGTAAGCGAGGCTGAAATGAAAGAACTCGAACTAGCACAAACCCAATTGTCCGAGGCTCAAGTTCTCCTTGCTGCTAAAGACGAAAAGATCGTAGAACTACAAGCTGCATTGGAAGCTCTTCCTTCCCTGCAAGCTTCCCTTGAAGAAGCAACCGCTGAATTGGCTGTGTTCAAAGCAGAAAAAGAAGCTGCTGAACTGGCTGCTAAACAAGCTGTTGCTGAAGCACGTAAAGCTAAACTGGTAGCTGCTATCGGTGAAGAACGTGCTGTAGAACTTTCCGCAACTTTGGAAGGTGTAACTGAAGCTCAGTTTGATGCTGTTGTTTCTGCTTTCGCTGCCACCACTGTTGTAGAAAAGAAATCCGCTCTGTTTACTGAAATGGGATCGGATACGACGGTTGAGACAAATCCATCTATGGAAGCTGCTCTCGAACAAGCAATCGCAAAACTTAATAAATCTAAATAATACTGAGGACATCTAATAATGGCAATTCTTGACCTGACTTTCCGCACCCTTGGCGACCTCGTTGTTCACGAAATGGAACCGAGTGTTGGCTATGCTCGTAAAGTTATCACCCTGAACTTCGCTGCTGCTGGTGCTGTTCCTATGGGTACTGTTGTAGCTAAAGCTGCTGCTGACACCACTTACCATCGTGCAGTTGTTGCTGACCTGACTACAGCCGGTACTCAATTCGCTGTTGTATTTGGCGATGGCTATAGCTGGAAGCCTACTTTCGACGTAGCTGCTACCACTGACACCAAAGCTGTAGCTTTCGTTCGTGATGAAGTAATCCTGAGCGATTACCTGATCAAGCAAGTAAACACTCAATTCAACGCTGCTCAGATTGAGACCCTGAAAGGTCTGCTTGAAGCGCAAGGCGTTCTAGTAGAAATCGCCGTGTAACGGCTTGTCTCGGTGAATAAAGTTGAAACTAACTTTCTTGGAAGTCCTAGAAAGAATAGAACCTGTTCCTGAACATCCTAATTTTAAAGATCGTACCGGAACAAGATTTCACAATCTATACGTTATGTTCTTTGCTGGTAAAAGTAAGTGCTCTGAGTCTTTGTATGCTTGTAGATGTGATTGTGGTAATTACACAATTGTAGCTTCAGGTAACATGAGAGCCAAAGGTGCAGTTAGTTGTGGATGTTTAAGAGTTAAAAAGAGAACAACAGTACACGAGACAAAAATTCAAGATCGTATTAATAAAGTTCATCAACTCACACCTTATACTGTAATAGATCACGGTAAAGGTAGTCATTCAAGAAACAAATGGAAATTTGAATGTAAAGAGCATGGTGAATTTGAAGCTCATTGGTGCGATATTGTTATTAAAAATGTTAAATGTGCTGGTTGTGCTTTAACAGGTTTTGATCAAACTAAACCGGGCTATTTTTATCTTCATGCTTTGTATGATGGGGAGTATGTCGCTGGTTATAAGTACGGGATAACCAACAAAGCTGTTTCAGAGCGTCAAAAACAGCTTCAAGCTAAGTGTTCATATAGGATAGAAAATATCCTTAGTTTCTTATTTGAAAACGGACATGACGCTCTCAAATTAGAGACTGAATTTTCTAGTATCTTTGGTAAAAACTACATCAGTAGATTTTCCATGAAATCTGGATTCACCGAGACAATTAATCCTTTAAAACACCAAGAAGCTATCACATACCTAAAAAGCCTTGGTGCAATCAATCTGACGGAGAACTAAACAAATGGCAATTGCTTTTCAAACTAATAACACTGGTCGCGTAACTGAACTAACTCAAACTCTGTTGACTATCCCAAACCAATGGGGTCTGATCAACACTATGGGTCTGTTCAATGAGCAAGGTGTTACTCAAGATAACGTGACTATCGCTTCTCTGACTGAAGTAGATGGTCTGCCTATCGACCGTAACTGGGATGAGCGTAACTCCACCATCAAGCCTTCGAGCCGTGGTGTTTACAGCTTCCCGATTCCACACTTCCCGCTGGATACCATGATCACTCCTCGTGATCTGCAAGGTATTATCTCTTGGGAAAACTTTGCTCAAGGTGTTGAGCTGGAAACCATCGCTAACGTTCGTGCTCGTAAGATGCAAGCTCTGCGTCAGCGTTACTCTGCTCTGGCTGAAGTAGCTCGTATGCAGGTTATTACCACTGGTAGCGTATATGCTCCTTCCGGCACTCTGCAACGTCCTTACGGTCCTACCGTAAACTACTACAATGAGTTCGGTGTTACTCGTACTGAGCTCGAAACTGATCTGACTAACGTAAGTGTTGATCCGCTGGGCTTCTCTGGTGATATCCGCAATGGTATCCAAGATGGTCTGCTCAATGGTCAAATCGCAACTGACTACGTTGTAATTTGTTCCCCTGAGTATTTCCAAGCTCTGGTTACTAACCCTTATGTAACTGAAGTGTACAAGTATTTCCGCCGTGATCAAGATCCTCTGACTCAGCGTCTGTCTGCTGCTGGTATGGGTTTGGATGCTCGTTACCAAGTGTTCAACTTCGGTGGTCTGAGCTTCATTGAGTACCGTGGTACTTACACTGATCAGAATGGTAACGTTGTTCGTTTCATTCCTGCTGGTGATGCTTACGCATTCCCGCTGGGTGTTCAGGACATGTTCCAGACTTACTATGCTCCTGCTCTGAACTTTAACACTGTGAACCGTGTTGGTCAACCCCAATACTACGCAGAGTTCATGGGTGAGAAGATGGATAAGATTGAAATCATGTCTGAATCCAACATGCTCAACGCTTGCTTGAGACCACAAGCCATAGTTCGCTTGCACCTCCCGGCTTAATTGTCTGGTAAATAAGGGGCACTTAGTGTCCCTTATATTCAAAGATACCTCGTAATTAAAGCTTGAATAATTCTGACATCAGTTTCTTTTTCAGCCAAACTACAAGCTATTTCATGCTTCTGTCTTTTCCAAGCTAAGTGAGCTTCTTCTTGCGTATAAAAATAACCTAAATGTATCCTTTTACCACCAAGGTTGTTACAAGAAGCTGCAAACTTATTAAAGTATTTATGTACTCCTAATGGATAATCTCCTCTGTTAGCCGACCTTTCGGTTAAGAACGAATTAACAAGAGGTGACAAAAAGACACATGTTTCAGGGCTGTATATCTTGTTATTGGGTACTAGAAGGTCTTTATCTAATTGCCTTCCTTCCCAATCTTGATTTTGCATCCAAGACTTAAAAGCCGAAGCATATTTCCAATCGTCATGTGTTTTAGTCCCTATATAGCTTGGTTTTTGCTTATGATAAGCTGCTGAATAGCAGCGTCTAAGCATTTCTGCCCACCTCTTATAGAAAGGGCAGGTTGATACGGTGTAGCTCAAATCGTTGATTCCAAAACCCTGAATTAATCTATCTTGATCTAACACTTTAGCTCTCCTTCTTAAATTGAGAAGAGTTTATAGTGGCAGCAGAAATTACAGATGTCAACACATCAGAGGAACAAGAAATGAAAAAGAAGATTGAACCAAGTGAAGGTTCTCGCTACATGAGTGCCCAACAGCTTTATCTTGATCTGATTGAACAAGTTAATGCTTTGAAAGATGAGAAGAAAGTAGACACAGTTCCGGTAACTGAGAAAGTTGCTGATATTGAAGAAATGGATGTCGAAGGTAAAGTTACTGCTAAAGAAATTGCAGCTAAACTTAATGAAATTATTAAAGCTCTTAAATCATAAGGATTAACATATGGCTCTGAGTCCTATACAGGCAGTTCGTTTATTTATTGCAGATACTTCAGAGCCATTCACCTTCTCTGATGAGGAAGTACAATACTTCCTTGATATGAGTGGTGGTTCTGTAAGACAAGCTTCTATTTATGCTTTATATGCAATCATAGCTGATCTTGCAAAGAATAAATCAGTGTATCGTGAGACAGCAGGGGATCTTGAAGTTTGGAGTAATGCTATTGATTGGTATAAGCTACTACTGAATGGTATCACAACTAATCCTACCCTAGGTCTTGGTACACTCATGCCTTATGCCGCTGGTATTGATCGTGAAGATGTATTAGCTAATAAGCTGGATTTAAGTGTTCAAAGAGCTAACATCCCTCAAACTGATTGCTGCATTGGTAACTGCTTAAATCGCTTCCGCTTTGGTGTCCCATCCCTTCCTGTATGGATTGTGGGATAATATATGAAGTTTCGTAAAGATACTAAGGCTTGGCAAAAGCTTAAAAAGAATCTAATGAAGCTTGATGATTCCAGAGTGCAAGTAGGTTGGTTTGAAGGTCAAAACTATGGCCCTGACAATGATAATCTTCCTATTGCACAAGTAGCCAAGTGGAATGAAGAAGGAACACGCACAAGTCCTCCTAGACCTTTCATACGTGTTGGCTTTAAATCTGAAATACAAAATTCAAAAGCAGCATTTGAGGACATTATCAAATCTGTGGTAGATGGTAAATCTCCATTAGTAGCACTCAAACAGTCTTCCAAGGCTTTTGAGGATATGCTTAAAGATTCTATAGATAAATGGGATAGCCCACCAAACTCTCCAGCTACTGTAGATAACAAGGGTTTCAATAACCCTCTAATTGAAACAGGTACAATGCGAGATTCCGTATCCTCCAGAGTAGAAAACAAGTGAGGTGATTAATGAGCATTCCTACATTTACCCTCACTAAAAAACTACCTGTGACATTGTTCAGAAAGACTCAAGGTTCTTATGTAAAAGGACGATGGGTTGAGGGTGTTGAAGAAGAAATAGTAATTCAGGCTAATGTGCAAAGACTTAAGATGTCTGAGCTTATGAAGCTTCCTGAATCAGACCGACAAAAGAAGTGGTTGGTGATCTACTCCGTATCTGAAATACGTGAAGCCAAGCAAGGTGTGAATGGTTGGGAGGCTGATGAGTTCATCTGGAAAGGTGAAAGATTCAGAGTAATGATGTCTGAGAGTTGGGATATGGGTGTTCTTGATCATTATTCAGCTCGTGCAGCTAGGATTGAAATAACACCGGAGGTTAAATAATGGCTGGTCCTTATACCTCTCTTCAAGACAGCTTATACAATGGTGTAAAGGCTATCTTCCCAAATAACGAAGTTATCTTCTCTCATCCCAACGGTACTGAACCTACTGGTAGCTACGTTGTTATATACATCCTCAGTATGGATCAGATAGCTAGACAATATCAATCTACATTAGCTTCAAGCTCTGGACAAGCCTTCCCCAATGACTATCAAATAGCCATAACAACACCTTACGAAGCTCTTGTTCAATTCACTTTTGTTGGCGATGAATCGGGAGATATGGCTCAAGAGTTTAGTCAAGCACTGAGTAATGTAAGGTATTGGGAAGAATTTCAAAGAAACAATCTTTCTGTAATGCGTAAATCCCTAATAAGGAATTCACCACAGAGAAGAGAAAGTGTTTGGGTAATGGATTTTAACCAAGACGTAACGTTTGCCTACTCGTTGCGTACAATCCAGACGATTGATGTTGTCGAGAAAGTTGAAATCGAGAACTCACTAACAGGCAAAACTTTCACCATTCCACAATAAATAGGAATTCTTATAATGGCGGAATTAGATCAAATTATTCAAATTTCCATTACCCGAGAAACAACGGCAGTTAGCACCACAGCTTTCAACATTCCGTTGGCTTTGGCGGAATTTGATGATGCAGACTTTACAACTCGTACCCGTACCTATTCTAGTGCAAACGAAGTAGCTACTGATCTTGGTGCAAACTCTGTAGCTTATGTTATGGCTCAACGTCTCTTTGGTCAAGATGTTAAACCTGCTACCATCATCATTGGTCGTAAAGAAGCTGATGAATCATGGACAGAAGCTCTTGAAGCGGTAGAAGCTGAAAACAGTGATTGGTATGAGGTATCTATCAGTTCTCATGAAGATGCTGATATTCTTGAAGTAGCTGCTGCTGTTGAAGCTCGTGAAAAAGTATTCTTTGCAGGTACAGGAGTTGCAGCAGTTGCTGATGTACCTTACACAGTAGGTGCTACTGACATTGGTTCACAACTGTTTGATAGGAACTACACTCGTACTGCTCTTGTTTATAGTCCAACTATCGATGTTGACTTTACAGAAGTAGCTTGGGTAGGTGATCAGCTACAATACACTCCCGGTTCTAATGATTGGGATTTCAAATCACTCTCTGGTCCTACCGTTACAGCTCTAAGTTCTACACAAGTAGCTAACCTTCGTGCTAAAAGCGTAAACTTCTACCGCCGTGTAGCTGGTGTGGAAATTATGCAAGATGGCAACATGGTTAGTGGTGAGCCGATTGATATTGTTATCCTTGCAGACTGGATCAAAGCTCGTATGCAAGAGGGTATTTTCAATCGTATGGTGAATCTCCTGAAGATTCCTTACACTCGTGCAGGCTTTGCTATTATCGAATCTGAGATGCGTACTGCTCTCACTGAAGGTCAAGATAATGGCGGTATTGATACCTTCTCTATCAACATCCCTGATCCTCTGAGCATCCCATTGAATCAGCGTGCCGGTCGTGTAGCTTCTGGTATCACCTTCACTGCACGTCTGACAGGTTCTGTAAGACGCGTTATTATCTCGGGCAGCCTCACCGTTTGACACATCTTTAAGGAATAAAATATTATGGCATCTGAACTCTTAGCAACATATTCCCCTGAAGACGTGGTGATTGTCATTACACAAGGTGCAGTGTCTCACGTTGTTAGTGGTTATGTTGATGGTACTTTCCTAACTATTACCCGTAACGTTCCTTATGCTGAACTGTATCAGGGTAGTGATGTTTCCAACATGCGGATTCTACGCCGCAACAAGGCTGCTACTGTCACTGTATCTCTGCATAATGGTAGCAATAGTAACGATGTATTCAGCCAATTGCAAGTAGTTGATGAGCAGACAGCAAACTCACAAGGTTTGTTCTCAATGCAAATCAAAGATACATCTGGTCGTAGCATCTATCATGCTAACCAGTGCTTCATTGGTAACTACCCAGACAGCACTTTTAGTAATGGTGCTGATAGTCGTGATTGGACAATCGTTTGTACTCGTCTGGAACAGACAATCGGCGGTAACGCTCTTGTTGATCCGTCAGACCTTGCCTCTATTCGTGGCCTTGGTGCTGATGTTCCTAGTCAGTGGATTGCTCCTCAATAATAGAAGGGGCGTAAAGCCCCTTCATTTTAAGGAGATCATATGGAATTAGCAACTTATAGTCCACAAGACGTTACAGTGCTTGTAGCTGGTATCTTGCCAATTGAAGGCTTTATTGATGGAACTTTCGTAGCTATCACAAAGGATGTAATGCCTTTTCGTAGTGTCAAGTCAACGGATGGTAAAATACATCGTGTTTACAATAACGATGCGACATATACTATCACTCTGACGTTACACAATGGTGCGGATAGTAACAAGGATTTAACAAGGCTTTGGTTAGCTGATCAGATTACACAGATGGGTAAATTTCCTCTGCTTATCAAAGACACTAACGGCAGCAGCTTATTCTTCTCTACAACGTCTTGGATTGAAACTGTTCCTACAATGGACTTTGCAAACCAAGCAACATCTAGAGAATGGGTAATTAAGTCTGCTCAAGGTATAATCAATATTGGAGGTAATACAGAGAAGAGTGGTTTGATTGAAGATCTCTTCAACTCTGCTATTGCATCCTTGCCAATACTTGAGGGTTTATTCTAATGTCTGAAGTATATACATACTCCCCTCAAGATGTAAAGCTTGTTATTTGTGGTTATATAGTAGAAGACTGGGTTAGGATTTCTATAGATAGGAACTCTCCAGTATTCAGACAGATTCGTGGTATTCGTGGTAAAAACACACGAGTAAAAAACAGAGATACATCTGCTGTGATAGCTTTAGAAGCGCTTATGGTAGGACAAGTTAATGATGTACTCTCAGAGATAGTGCTACAAGATAGCATTCTAAATACAGGAAGACTTGAGGTAGGTTTGATTGATACCTCTGGTAGAAGTGTTTTCACAACTGTTGAGTCATTTGTAGAGGGTTATCCTTCTGTCACCTTCTCTGCTGATATAGAAACTAGAACTTGGCGTATAATGTGCAATAGTACAGATGGTGCTTATGTGGTGGGTGGTAACAGCAAACCTATTACATCACTATTTGACTCAGCATTAGAACTTTTTAACAACTGATACATTTATAGGAGAAAATAAATGTCCGCTTTGGTTTCTGCACGTCCTTCTGCAGAAGTGACAATTGACGATAAGACATACCGCATTACCAAACTTCCTGCTTTGAAAGGTTTGGAGTATTTTGAAAAGATCCAAAAGGGATATCTAGCGAACGCAGACCTTCCTAAAGATCCTGTATTGATTCAAGGAATGATCATTGACTCTGTAGACTTTGAGAACAAGAAGATCGACGCTAAGCGCTTTGATCAACTGTTTGCAGGCTCTATCCTTCATTTGTACAAACTCTACGCTGAAGTGGTGCGTTATTGCTTTGAAGATGTTTTTACGCAAAGCGATACAGAAGAAACAGCGTAAAACCTGTATCGCATAAAAGCAAGTTAGAAAAAGAAATTGAGGAAGGATTCTCTCAGTCTTGGTATGTGTATAGGCTTCTTACCCATCCTACAAACCCTTGTAAGAATGGGATATTGGATTTAGATGAGTTCTGGACTCTGGATCAGATGTTCAGAGCATATGAAATCATAGAAGCTTATGATGCTTATGAAGAAGTGAAGATTCAGAAAGATAAAGAGAATCAAAATAAAAATTAATTCCATAGGAGATACACCTTGCCAGCCATAGCAGATTATTATTTAGAAGCGGGTGTAAAGATTGACAGCAAGAGTCTACAGAAAGTAGACCAAATGCTGAAAACACTCGAAAGAAAACTGAAAGCTTTAAACTCTGGTTTGGCTGGTCTTGAAATTGCTAAATTTAAAGTGGATGATAAGGCTCTAAAAAGAGTCTTGGGAGATGCTTTAGATGAAGCTAGTAGGTCTGTCACTTTCGAGATTACCAAGTTTGATGTAAACCAGCAGAACTTACGTAAAAGCTTGATGGCTGCTACACAAAGAGCTTCAAAAGAAGTATCTAGTACAGTTCGTGTTAATGCAAATGTTAATGCAAGGGAAGCTAGGCATTCTGGTGGTGGTTATAACAGTGGTGTACGCGGAGCTTTCTTTGATGCTGCTCTGACAGGAGGTTTAGCATTTGGTGGTCTTGGGTTTTTTAATGAACGTAACCAAGAACTGCAAAGCTCTCAGATTGCTCTACAATCGATTCTAGGGCAACAACAAGGCCAGCAGAGCTATGATTGGCTTAGGGAGCAGGCTAACAGGGTGGGTTTTGATTATCGTCAATCATTGCCCCAATTTACAGGCTTCTTGGCTTCTGCTTCTCCTCTGATGGGTGTGGAGGCTTCTCAGCAACTATTCCAAGCTATCAGTGAGTTTGGTCTTACTCGTGGTGCTACTACAGAATCTCAAGGTAGAGCATTCTATGCTATCCAGCAGATTGCATCAAAGGGTAAGGTGAGTTCTGAAGAACTAAACCAACAACTTTCAGAAGCTATGGGCTTTGGTGAATCACGTAGTATATTTGCTCAAGCTTTCCAGATGGCTCAAGGTGGCAGCCTGACAGGTAAAGAAGCAGATAATGCCTTACGTGAAGCAATGAAGAAAGGCAATGTGCAGTTCTCTGAACTTGCTCCTTTCCTGACGCAGATTTTTAGTCAAAGGGCTGCTCCCGGCATTGCCGCTGCTTCTCAGTCATCACGAGCACAAGCAGGACGGTTACAGAACGCATTTAACGATCAGGTGAGCTTAGCTGGTATCAATGGATTAGAAGAGGGTTTCGCCCGTCTGTTTAAATCCTTGGCAGAAGGCTTACAGCGTACAGACGATTTAACAAAGAGTTTAGCTAACACATTTAATGCAAGCACTTATGCGTTCTCTGCTGTTGTCGATTTGTTCACTGATCTTGCTGTAGATGGATTACCAAAGCTTGCCGATGCATTAGGTGTTTCTGAATCGGCTCTGTTAGCTGCTGGTGGCGCTGCTGCATTTGCTATGCTTCCCTTTGGTAAGCTTGCTTTAGCTATAGCAGGAATTGCATTAGCTGTTGATGACCTTCAAGGATTCATGGAAGGTAAGGATAGCTTAATTGGTAGATTCTTGGATGATGAGCAAGAAGAGAAGCTTAGAAACTTCCTGACATCTCTCCCAACTCTTCTAAACAACACTCTACAAGCTGTTAGCGATCTAAGACAAGGATTCCTTGACCTCTTCAGCACATTGGGGGATGCTTCTTTCATTGATATATTCTTAACGAATATGATGAAAATCTCCACCACACTGAACGAAGTTATGCAGGCTGTTAGTGCTGTTAAGAATGGGGAGTGGGGGCAAGCTTTAGAACACGTTAAGAATCTTGCATCTCTTTCTCTAGATGGTCCTGCTACCAAGTTCTTGACTGATGGTGAAGACAGCTTATACGCTCGTAATAACGGTGGTGTAAGTTTGTGGGAAGAGATGGAGGCTAGACGCCAATCGCTCTTCGGACAGTTTGATACAGGCTCTCAGAACTTCAAGGATGTCCAAGAAGCCATGAGACTTCCAATGGTTGATGAACCTCTTGGTGCTCTCACCCTAAATGGTCCTATGACATCGGGTGGTGATCTTGGTAAGTATGCAGGTCTTAACTTCAGGGACATGAAGCTTATGTTCGATGGTTATGATCCTACAACAGCTCCCCAAGGCCCTGCAAATACACAAACAACCAACAACACTACGAATCAGTTTAACACCACTATTCAAATAGATGGTAATACGATGATGAATAGTGATCTTGAATCTATGGCGGGTGATCTGGTTAATAGAATGCACTCCCAGCTGGCTAATCAGTTTATGCTTTCATTCCCGACTACTGAATAAGGAGTATCACCTTGACATTAGCTATACGCTTCGGTGATGAGAACAATCCTGAAGAGCTTTCTGGAATGGTGTATTTTGATGCTGTAACCTCTTACACTCAGAACAACAGAGGAACAGTAACTAGACATCCTATTGATGGTGGTGGTCTGGTTTCAGATCACTTCACCAAAGATAATCCAGTGTTTGGTGTAACAGGTGTTATCTCAACATCGGATATATCCTCCACACCCTCTCTGATTCGTGCTGAGGATGGAATACAGACACCTCAAAATGCAAACTCCTACCCTGCTCCTGTACAAATCTCAACAGCCACAGGCTCTCTTTCTAAACTCCTTCCTGCTGCTATCACTCAGTTCTTAACTTCACAATCACCAGATGTTATAGTAGATCCGGGAGTAGTTAGAACTGATTATAGAAGACTTGTACGAGAGTCATTACAGACCATAATGTCTGGTGTCATCTATAACAGCAAGACACAACGATTTGATAGCCACATTAGGGTTGTAAAGCTCTATGAGTATGAAAACCTCATACTACAGAGGATTATACCTCAGCTTGTACTTACGCAGTTCAATATAAGAGAAGATGCTGATAGTGGCGATGCTCTATATTTGGATATGACCTTTGAGCAAGTTACATTTGTTCAGATAAAGAAGGATAAGCTTTCCAAGTCTACTGTTGACTCTTTAAACAAGAAAGCTGCTGATAAGAGTAATAAAGGGAAACAGGATGGTGCTGTTCAGGATGTGAATAACACTACTAACCCTACAGTAGCAAAGCCTGAGAATAAAACCAAGGCTGCTGCTTTATTCGATAAATTGGATAAGAACTTCGGAGGTAACTAATGTCTGATAACTTTGTTAGCTTACCTCTCTTCTCAGATCCTTTCTATTCTTACAATATACCCCTTGAGGGACAAAGTTACACTCTTGAGTTTATGTATAATGAGAGAACAGAGCTTTACCATCTCTCTCTTCTGATTACAGAGACAAGGGAATACATTGTAAGAGGAATAGCATTGGTTCCTGATTACCCCATATTAGCTGATTATCAAATAGAAGGTTTGACAGGGTTTATCATTATGTTTCCAAAGGCTGATAATGATACACAATCCTACAAGACCTTCCCTGATAAGATAGATCAGTATTACGAATTGTTTTACATGTATAGGACGATATGATGATCTTTCAAAAGAATCGTGGTTATGAGCTAAAGATAGGTGATGCTAAGACAGGTGATGGTATCTTGGTTACAGACCTACAGATTACTTTTGACATCAATAAGTCAAGCTCTAATAAAGCTAAACGTAACTCCTGTGCTATTGAGATATACAACCTGTCTGATCAAAGCTTGGATCTAATTGATGAAGAATATATAGCTGCTGAGTTCAGTGCTGGATATCATGATATAGGGCTAGCTAAGCTATTCTCTGGTCAAGTGATACAAAAGAGTACAAGGAAATCAGGAGCAGACAGAATTACACAGATTCAAATGGGGACAGGATATACGGACCTCAATCACACAGCATTGAGTAAGCTTGTAGCTCCCGGAAGATCTGTCAAGGATGTGATGGAAGAGATAAGAAAGACTATGCCGGGAGTGAGTAGGGGAGTATATGCAGGAGTTAACCTAAATAGCTCTGTTATACACGGATATCCTCTCATTGGAAATCCTAAAGCTATTCTGGATAGTCTCTCAGAGACATATGGGATTGAGTATAGGGTGAACGATGGTGTTCTATATGCTAATGATGCAAATGGAACAATAGATGAGAACTACAATGAAGCTTATGTAGTTGGAAGGGATAGCGGTTTGATTGAACTACCTTATCGTACATCAGGTGATCCATTACGCACTAAGAAGGATAAGCAGAAGAAGGAAGGAGTCCAGTGGAAGATGTTATTAAATCCTAACATCATTCCCGGTACTATCTTAAAGCTTGAAGATGATAGGCTTGGTGGTTGGTACAAGGTTACTGAGATTAGACATTATGGCTCTTTCAGGGAGAATGATTGGTATACTGATGTTTACTGTGACATTAAGAATACTTAGTTAATCATTCCACTGAGTTCTAAGAATTCGAGATAGATTACTCCTAGCTCCAGCCATACAGAAATTTAATCTGCCTAAGACTGAAGGTTCGGTCTACCTCAGATTCCAGAACTCTCCCGTGAAAACAGATTACTCTGCCATTCCACTTGAGACGTAATGAAAAACATAGGTCACACGGGTATGCCTATGCTGAGCTAAGGGTTTAGTAAGATTACCTTAGTTGAAAGACTTTTATACGTTCTTACACGCTCCTATCAGCTCCTCTTTCTTTCGACTAGAGCTTGTGATGTGATAGGTTCCCGGTTCACTTTAAGTCTTGGCTGCCCGTTACAGTGTGCCCGCCACCAAGACCGAGTAATTATGTCTAAGTAAATGTCCTTTCGGTTAGATACTTATTCAACCTTACCTATCCATTATATCGTTCATTTTTAGTTAAGTCAAGCCTTGTGTAAAATATTTAGGAGAAACCGATGAGGGAACCAAGCTTAGAAGAAGGTATCAGTGCTGCTATCAGTTGGAACCTCAACAACATTAACACATCCATGCCGGGAATCATAGTAAGGGTGTTGAATGACTTGAGCGGGATGAGCGTTGATGTTCAGCCTACCTTGAATATGAAATGGCAGGATGGGACAGTGGTTGAAAGACCTCCTATCCTGAATGTTCCTCTGCAATTTCCTTGTAGCACTACATCAGCTTTCACCTTCCCTGTCAATCCGGGAGATTGTGTCCTTTTGATATTCTCTCAAAGAGGGATGGATAGTTGGAAGTCCGGTAATGGTTATCAAACTACCCCAACGGACTATCGTAAATTCGACGGTAGAGACGCTGTAGCTATTCCCGGCATATACCCTCCCGGTAGATCCATAAACGATCCTGTGAAGCGTAGGTGGAACCACAACACAAGAGATACGGTGGTTGCACATAATATCGGCACTGGTAATGAGGTTGAGATACGCCTGAAAGAAGATGGGCGTGTATTAATCAACACAGATGCAGGATTAGAGGTGAATGCACCAGAAACCATTTGGAACGGGAATATTGTTCACACAGGCGTTCTTTCCTCTAATGGTGTAATTGTTGATAGTCATACACACACTGGAGTTGATACAGGTCCGGGTGTTTCTGGTCCTCCTGTTAAATAGGTGAATTGATGGACCTCTTATTATCAAATGAGCATGACATAGTATTTGTAAACGGTGCCTGCCCTGTCACTAATGAACTCAGGCAAGTAGTTGCTCAGAGACTTACCATAAGACTTCTTACCTTCTTGGGAGAATGGTTTTTAGATACAACTTATGGTGTACCCCATTACCAAAGGATATTGGGTAAGAAAACAAGCAAACAAGCCGTTGACAACATCTTTCAAGAACAAATACTCCTTGATGAAGATGTGTTGGAAATAACAAGCTTTTCATCTACCTTCACAAATAGAAATTATAGTTTAAATTTCAAGGCTAGAACTATATTTGGTGAAACAGATGTAATCAATATTACAAGTATAGGAAGTTAAAATGGCGAATGGCTACGGTGTAACGGATCAAGGTTTTGCTATAAAACGTCTTGATACCATCTTGACAGAGAAGAGAAACAAGGCTACACAACTTTTCCAAGACCTTGTAACTCCCGGTGATATCGTAGATACATCAGCCAGCAGTGCTCTTGGGAGGTTAATTGGTCTTGTAGCTCCTGGTGAAAGTGACCTTTGGGAGGCTCTGCAAGAGGTTTACAGCGCCTTTGATCCAAACCAAGCTACAGGTATAGCTTTAGACAATCTCGTTGCTCTGGGGGGCATACAGAGGCTTGGAGCTACTCATTCTACAGCAGTAGCTGTGTTTACAGGAAATGTGGGTACGTTAATCACAGCCGGGTCGACTGTTCGCGGTACAACCACTGCCGAAGATTGGCAAGTTATAGGTTCTGTGGGCATCTCTCCCAACAATGCTGTTGGAATAGGCGTACAAGCTTCTACAGTGTCCAACAACACACTTTACGGCATCACCTATAGAACAAACACTACTAGTAAGCAAATCACTTACACAAGTGACTCTAGTGCTACAGCAGCTAAGGTGTTATTAGGTCTTGCAGCGAATGCTATTGCTGATGGGAATATAACCACAGAGATTATTAATGGAATACTCTATATTCGTTTAGTGGATCAAACTTCATCAAACACTAATTTTAGTGCTACATCTAATTTAGCTATTGTCAAAGCTTCTAACACTGGAGATTTACAAGCTGTAAATACAGGGGAGATTAGTGCAGAAGCTAACACACTAACCAATATTACAACACCTATTCTTGGTTGGGATCGAGTTACAAACCCTCTATTTGCTTCTGAAGGTAGCGTTACAGAAACTGATGAAGATCTTAGAACCCGTTTTCGTGAAACCAAATATGCAAGAGCTACTAATATACTAGAAGCCTTATATTCCAATTTGATTAATCTTGACGGTGTTGAAGAAGTAGTCATTTATGAAAATGACACTGATGTAACGGATTCTAATGGTATTCCTGCTCACAGCTTTTTACCTATCGTTCTTGGGGGATTAAGTCAGCAAATTGGAAATACCATTTGGGAAAACAAACCTTTAGGTATTCGTTCTTACGGTAACACAGTTGTACAAGTGACAGATAGTCAAGGTTTTACACATCCTATAGGGTTTGAACGTCCTGTCCCTATGACAATCTATATCAATCTAGAAATTTCAACTGGTCCAAACTTCCCTGAGAATGGGGCGGATTTGATACGCAATAATCTGATTGACTACTTTGCACAGAACTTCGGTATTGGGGATGATGTAATTTATAGTCGTCTGTATACACCAATTAACCAAGTTCCAGATCATAGTGTAAATCTTTTGCAAATTGGGACAAACCCTAATAGCTTGGGAATGTCGAATATCGATGTTGCTTACAATCAAATTGCTAGTCTTGAATCTGTAAACATTAACATCATTGTGACATAAAGGAGAGAAAATGGCAAAGCCAGATTACCAAAAAGTAAATTATCTCTCCGAAGCACGCAGTAGAGTTACTGAGCAATTCAAGGGAAAACCTGTATTTGACAGATATCTACAACTACTAATAGCTGAGCTTGGTAATATATCAGAAGCTATTAAAGAAGTATTACAGCTGAGAGGATTAGACGAAGCTACAGGCGCACAATTAGACGTTATTGGACGTATTGTAGGTCAAGATAGGGTATTATTGCAAGCTGACCTATATGAATGGTTTGGTATGCAGAGTGCCTTAAATGCTCAGAGCTTTGGTGATTCAAATAATCCGGCGGTTGGTGGTTTATTTTATGATTTTGGTACTCCTTTCGGGGGTAACGTAGAGCTTGATGATGAAACTTATAGAAAGTTTATCAAAGCTAAGATCTATAAGAACACAACAAGCTCCACCCCTGAAGAGTTTATTAAAGTTGTAAACGTCATATTTAACACGCCTAAAACCTATATCTACGAAGAAGATGCAAAGTTTTACGTATACTTCGGAAGACAACTAACAAACTTCGAAAGAGTATTATTAGACTACATATCTTATTCTGAAGGATATCCCTCAAGGCTGCTTCCTAAAACTGTAGGAGTAGGTATTGGATATGGTGAGTTTCAATCAGATAGCTTCTTCGGCTTTCAAGGAACTCCCGGTGCTAAGGGTTTTGGTGAATATACAGGAGCCTATGGTTACGGCTTAGGGTACGGTTTAAATTATGGTGAAAGTGATTACGGTGCTAAAAATGGTGGCACTTTTGCTTCAATATATTAATTAGGAAAACATTAAATGGCTGAAATTACCAAACCTGACCTATCCTTAGTGTGGGCAAGTGCAGGCGATGTTTTAAAACCTTCCGATAGCAAGATTCAATCTGGTTGGGCTGTAGAAATTCCCCCTCGTCAATGGTTCAACTGGTTAGATAATCGTCAGGATCAGGCTATTGCACACATCAACCAACATGGTATTCCTGTTTGGGATGATAAGACTGAGTACCAAGCGGGTAAGTCCTACGTGCAAGGTAGTGATGGTAATATCTATCGAGCTGTTACTACCAATACAAACGTGAATCCTGTTGGAGATAATACTAATGCTTGGTCAGCTTTCAATAGTGTAAGCACAGGTACAGCGGTATTTACAGCCAACGGTAGCTTCACTGTTCCGGGGGGTGTGACTACTATCTATGTATCTGCTTCAGCAGGCGGTGCAGGTGGTGGAGGTGGTGCAGGCTATCGTTCTACAGGTGCTCCCGGTGGCGGTGGTGGCGGTGCAGGTCAGAGTGTGTTTAAACAACCTCTTGCTGTAACTCCGGGACAAATTATCAATATCACTATTGGTGGTGCTGGTACAGCAGGCAACGGTGGTGCTACAGGTAGTGGCGGTGGTGATGGAACTAATGGAGGGAATACTACACTAGTTTCGAACAGTGTAAGCATTCTCACCCTTACAGGCGGAATATCCGGGAAAGGTGGGGGTAAGTCTGGAAACATCAACGCTGGAGGATTTGGTGGTAACTTTGGTGCCACAGATGGTGGAGATAATTACAGTAGCACAAGTGGCGGCACTGCAACAGGTAACGGTGGTGCTGGTGGCGGTGGTCCTTTTGGTACTGCTGGCGGCGGCGCTCGTGCTGGTACAGGAGCTACTAATGTTCTTGCTGCACAGCCTATTGGTTATGGCGTAGGCGGTGGCGGCGGTGGCGGTACTTATGGTGCCGCTGGATCTGGTCGTTCTGGTCAAGCTGGTCGTCCCGGTATTGTAATTTTGGAGTGGTAATATGACACAATATATTCATTTTGACCCTAACACTCGCCAAGTATTGGGATGGTTTGACACAGAAACTCATGATGTTAATTTACCACCAAAAGAACAGATCATTGAAGCTTCAGAGAGTCAATGGGAGAAAGTAGATTTTACTTACTTTGTTTCCGAGAATGGTAAACTAATTTCAAACCCACCACCTAGCCCATATCATAAACTTCCCAATACTTCGTGGGTGTTGGACGAAGAAGCTAAGAAAGAAGCTGATGAAATTGTTGAAAAACAATGGGCTACTAAAGAGTATTCCGATACAAATAATATGGTAGCTGTTCATCGTGACGAGGTTGAAGCCGGAGAACAAACAACGCTTAGCGAAGAGCAATATAAAGAGCTTCAATCCTATCGCTCTGTTCTTCGTAAATGGCCTATTCAGGGAGAAAACAGACCCTCTAAACCTGAGTGGCTAAATATCTAAATTATATAAGCACTTTGAAATATAAGTGCTTATCAAAGCATTAAGGTGTATTATGCCACAAAAGACTTCCCCTTACGTTGAAAGTAAGTTTGGTTGGAATTATGGTGAAAGCGGCTGGAACACAGGGATGGATGAAAACCTTATCAAGTTTGGTTTTCTTCTAGATGCCACAGTAGATGGTATTGTTGACACTCTTCCCGCCCCTAGCTCCAATGGACTTGCATATTATCTAACAACTGACAAGCGTTTTTATTTCTCAGCGGATGGTACTTGGTACTCTTCTCCTGTTCCTAAATACTTTGAATTTAAGCTGAAGTCTGATGGAACAACTTATGTATTCAATGGAACTGCTCCTGTAGAGGTTAATACATCGGCAGAAGTTTCTCAAGAGTTGCAAGCTCTGGAAGATAACCTTGGAACAGCAGCTTATCAAGACGTAGAAGCTTTTGCAACAAACGATGCAGTAGACGCTGTCCAGAATAACCTAGATCAAAGTTTCGTAAATCTTTTAAACAATACGAGTGATAGCCTCGGAGCTGCTTTAGTTGGCTATAAAGGTAGGACGCTTACCCAAAAGTTGGCAGAAGTGAATAGTATTGTTGACTTTGGTGCTGTAGGGGATGGTTCTACTGACTCTACCACTGCATTGATTTCTGCACTATCGTTAGGATCTGTTCTAGTGCCCAATGGGGATTTTATTGTAAATCCTACAGCATCTCAAGTAGCTCAAATTCTTTCTAGCCTTTATAAGATACGTTGTGATGGCAGTTTAACAATAAATCTTCCAGCAGCAACTATAAATCTAACAGAACAGGTTGTTATAAATTCACCTACTGCCCAAAATATAGCTGTTGTCGGTGCCACTACACCACAAAGTACAATTACAGGACAAGTATCTGTTACAGGTTCAGCAAGGGCATATTCTGTAACGCTGTCTATTGCAGATGCTTCAGGATGGGCAGTAAACGATTATGCACTTATAAGGAAAGATGTTACAGGTACAGGTGATTTCTATAGTCATGCTGGGATTTGGAAGATTACTGCTGTTTCGGGGAATAATATTACTCTTCTGAACACCAATCATAGCAATTCATTTCCAGTGAATACTATAACAGGCGGCACTATAGTTTGCCTTAAAACAGTATTAAAGTTCACAGGTTGTGATGCGTTTCGATTCGAGGGTGGTCAACCATTAAAAACCCTTGATCGAGTTGCGATAGTTGGAGATTACAACCTCACAACAAATTCAGGGACAGTGGGAGCACATGGAATTGTTGTAGGTGCTCCAGTTATAACAAATAACGCTAGCAGCAACGCAGCATTTAACCCTAACGGCGAAGTCATAATCGGTCAATTCGTAGGTGTAAGTGCTTTTGGTGAACAAGGTATTGCAGTCTCAATGCGTGGTTCTATGGTTGCAAACTTTGTTGCTTCCTGTAGTAACCGCAAACGCGGTATATATTCTGAAGGTGGGCACATAAGATGTAAATTGTCCATTTGTTCTGGTAATGGAGAAGATGGTTTCATATCTGACACAGTGGGTATGATTCAATGTGCTCTTAGTATTGCATCTGGGAACGGGTTGAATGGGTTCTGGTCTACGAATAACTCCTTAGTTAACGCATCAGGGAGTATTGCCTCTGGTAATTTAACAAATGGTTTCGAATGCCGTGGTCTCACCAGACTCAATGCAGAAAATGCTATCTCCCTTAACAATGGTGCCAGAGGTTATACCGCTAGTTATGGAGGCATGATTTACGCACCCTCCTGTACAGCCATTGGTAATATTTCGGACGGTCTGTATGCTGTTGGTGGTGGTTCTACTATTCAAGCACAGTCTGCAATATTGACAAATAATGGTGCGTATGGAGCTAGAGCACAAAATCTATCTAATATATACCTGCTAAGTGCTTCTGTGTCTGGAAACACAAGTGGATCGTACATATCACAACTAGACTCTCTTGTAGTAGATGATACAGGTGCTGTTATCCCGGGTACATCGACCAGAAAAAGTGATGTAACTATAGTTGATAGCTCTACTTACAGAGGTATGAAAGTCACGGTATCTAGCTCGTTGGGTGACGCAAGTTTTGCATTAGATAATGCTGGTAGTGGTACTTTTACCTCAAGATTAATGCTTAAAGCAGATGGTACTGTTTACCCCACTACGCATAATTCTAATACTAATGGTAGAGATGCTAATCGGTGGAGCGCTGCATATTCTACAAGACTGTATTTAGGTTCAACAGGTACAGCGTTTGATACGAGCGGTGCCGGATCTCCTGAAGGCAGTGTCAGTGCCCCAGTAGGCTCAACATACAGAAGAACAGATGGTGGGGCTACTACAACATTTTACGTTAAAGAATCCGGCACTGGTAGTACAGGTTGGGTTGCTAAATAATAACTTAGCACAAGGAAGTGCTTACTCTTTTCGGAGGTTTTATGAATGTATCACAACTTGCCAAAGCTGTAAATACTTCTGAAGATATTGCAGCACAGTGGATTAGTGCTTTGACACATGCAATGGAACGCTATCAAATTAATACTCCTTTACGTCAAGCTCACTTTCTTGCTCAGATTGGACATGAATCAAATGGTCTTAAGAGTGTAACTGAAAGCTTGAATTACAGTGTAGATGGGCTTCTAAAGACATTCTCACGTTCTCGTATCTCTGAAGCTGATGCAAAGAAATATGGACGTACAGCAACACAATCTGCTAATCAAGAGATGATTGCTAACACTGTCTATGGTGGAGAGTGGGGATTAAAGAATCTTGGGAATAGTCAGCCGGGAGATGGTTTTAAATTCCGTGGCAGGGGCTTGATTCAGATTACCGGAAGATCCAACTACGAAGCTTTAGAGAATGCTTTGAAATTTGACTTGGTCAATCGTCCTGAACGTCTTGCTGAAGATAATCTAATCTCTGCAATGGCTGCCGCATATTTCTGGCATAGTAGAAATTTAAACGGTTTAGCTGACATGGATGATATTCTGTCCATCACCAAACGCATAAATGGTGGAACTATTGGCCTTGATGATCGTAAACTAAGACTTAAGAGAGCAAAAGAAGTATTAGGGGTTTAAGATGTCTGAAGAAATTAAACCAACAACGGATGTTGAAGCTGTAATCAACCAATCGATTAACCCCAAAAAGCTTCAGATTGTTCCTAACTGGAAGTCTGTATTCTTTACTTGGTCGTTTGCCTTTCATCTGGCGTCAGTGATCTTGACATTCATTGAACAGCTTCTTCCTTTTGTTGGCTTGCTTGAGTCTACCATGAGTACACAGACATATTCTATTCTCATGTTTGTTCTTAATGGTCTTGGACTACTCTCACGTTTCGTCAAACAGAAGAATTTGTGGCGCTATGATCCGCCAAAGGAGTAGCTATGTTCAAGCTGGGGTGGACAACCTATCTGATTATAGGTCTAGGAGCTTGTATAATCGCTTTAGGGCTTCTTTATCGTCATAGCCTTACGGAGCTAGGGGAAACCAAGGAAAAGCTTTCTACGGCTTCTCAGAAGCTTACACAGGCAGAAGAGGATAAGAAGGCTTTACAGTCTTCTCTTGAGCTTAATGCTAGTAAGAGCTTGCAAGACAGTACGGAAAGAGAAGAGCTTAAAATGCAGGTAGCTAATCTTCAACAGGATTTGAAGAAAAAGATACCACTGACTAAAAACAAATGCCCTGTGAGTAATGGAAATGCACAAGTTAATGACACTGATGACATTGAGCTTTCTCCTGAGCTTACAAGCTTGCTCAAGTCAGCCTACGACAAATCAACAGGTAATTCTGGTACAACCACCAGTCAACCTTCTAAGTGATCCTTGTAATGCTGTAGAAGCAGGGGAGACATTAAAGAGTTTGGCTAGTGCGTATATGGAGAATACAAGTTGTGTTGGAGAGTATAGGATAAGGATGCAGAAGCTCAGAGAATGGAATCAAGAGCAGAGCGTTATTTATAATAAGAACTAAAGATAAAAAGGAAATAGGCAAAGGAAGCGGATAGAGCCTGTAATACAATAAATGAGTATTCCTAAGATGCCGCTAAAACGACAGAAGAGATTGGAAAATAGGTTTAATCAGTGGTTCATTAGGGAAAATGTTCATGTTTGGTTGGGCTTCGTTACTTTGATTGCTGGTGCGTTTCTGGTATGGGCTTTACATACAGAATCGGAGAAGAACAGAGACTTGAGGGAACAAATAGTAGTTCTTACTCGAACATTAAATGAAAGGGATTTACAAGTAGCGGCTTTACAGCAGCAAGTGAAGGAAAAGGAAATCAAATCTGTTACAGCCAACAGCCCAATAGAACAATCACTTAATCAAACTACAACAACACTGAAAGACAAAATAAACAAAGTACAATCTACTTTAATAAAAAACAATTCTACACCTATAAAGCAGATTGAATATAAAACTAAGCATGTTGATAGGCTGGTTCCGGTAGATAAAGAACTTAATACGATGATGCAAGAGTCTTATTGTAATAGTTCTCCAAACTCACCAAGCTGCAAGAAGGTGAACAACAAATGAAATGGATCTTCTTAGTTTGCCTATTTGGTCTTGCAGCATGTACTACCAATCGTGAACCTATTGTTATCATTCCTAGTGACGATTTGCTAAAGGACTGTGTTATAAACGCACCTCCTAAGTTAACTGGGCAGGATTCTAAAGATAAGCTGATTTTAGCTAGTTCTTGGAGTCAACAGACTATTAACTTAGGTAAGTGTCAACAGAAAATTGATATGTTGCGTACTTGGAAGAGCGTGCAACTTGAACGTTACGGGAAGAAGTGACGATGGCTGATAATCAAAATGAGGCTCGTGAGAAATCATTTGAAACTCTAAAGAGTGCTCTAATCGGTGTGTTGTTCTTGGTAGTTGGTTGGATATGGAACGGACAACAGAAATTGGAAGAACGTCTTTATCAAATGTCCGCAACCGCTATGACAGAACAGAAAGCTCAAAGTCTGGAAGATCGTATTTCTCGTTCTATTGAAGTTAGATTTTCTGATTTGAGTAATAGGTTAGACCTTATCCTTCGTCTCGTTCAAGCTCAGCAACAACAAGAAAAACAAAAATAGAGAGCGTTGGGAGTGACGTTTTGAGGTTCCACGGAGGGTGTATTCCTGCTCAAGGAGATTGCCGTGGTATTGAAAGTAGTAAGTGCTACAGCTCAAATAGCAATCCTCTTGTTGGCTATTGTATTGATGATAGCTATAACAAAGAGGCAAGTGTTTGATGATTCTATGCAGGATTTCCAAAAGCGTGTTGATACGAGATTGGAAGACGATAGACGTTATTATGAAAACAAGATAAACCGTTTACAGGAACAGCTTGATTCGCTCATCTCAACTAGGGAAGTGAGAGTAAGAATATTCAATGAAAGATTTGATAATCTAGAGCGGCAAGTACGTGAGCAGAAGACTCAGCAAAATTTCATGATGTACAACGGTAACACAAACAATAATTCCGGGAGTGTTAGTAAGAATAACATTCCACGTTTAGAATAACAACTACATATAATAATAAGACATTATTAGCCCCTTCCTCACGGTCGGGGCTTTCTTTTTGTCAGTCGATTTTATAGTTCTCATACCTTTCAATAAGAGCTTTAGCAACTCGCGGATCAGTTTGCTCTGATGCTAGTTGATAAGCGAGTTTTAATTTACAAGCTAACCAAGCTTTATGTGCCTCTATCTCCGTGTTAAAGAGTCCAAGATACATATCTTTACCACCACCATCATTACAACTAGCTACAAATTTACTAGCCTTCTTGTGCCAACATACACCAATCATGCAATCACCACGAGAAGCATTGCATTCAGTAAGAAAGAGATTAACTTTGGCATCAACAAACACACATGTTTCAGCGCTATAAACCTTATTTCCAGGAAAGAGGATATCTTTCTCTAGTTCCTTACCTTGCCAATCTTGGTTCTCCATCCAACGTTTAAAATTAGAGAATATTAACCATTCTTCACAAACAGAGCATCCTTTATATGTAGCATATCTTTCTTGGTACTTTTCAGAGTAGCAACGAGTAAGCATGTTTAACCATCTACTATAGAAAGGACACATCCATAGACGCTTTCGTTTTCTTTTACCATTCTCGTAACCTAGAGTTATATCCTCTGTTACACGGTAATCAGCATCCATGACGCCGATTCCACAAACCAGCTTATTCTTCCTCATCTCAATCTCCCTCCTTCTGAACAAGCCATAACACATTCCCCTCTTCTATCCCCGCCAAATACGTTACAAATTCCCCATCTACCAAATCATAAAACTCTATCGTATCATCCACCCAAGATGCCTTACGCTGCTTTCCATTTAAAAGCAGATATAAGCATTCATCATCTAATAGATAGATGTCAAGAGTGCAATCAAGGCTTTTAGTTTGAAACCTATTTCCTTTCAAATCCTTACGTTCCACTCTAATTGTATCAAACAATCCCATTTTCTTTATCCTAAGATGTGAGTGAAGGTAGGCTCAGTATTAACCAAACCTACCTTCTTGTCAAGCTTTTATTTTACAAATCAAGCATTCCGTAAATTTCACCGAATAGCTTGCGTCCTTTGTCTTTCCTTTCTTGCCAAGCCTTTAGGTCTTCATCATATCGTTCTGACTCTTCTTCATTTGTACATTGAATATCAACAGATATCATACCTTCAATATTGGATTCCTTAGTATCCCAAGTGTATGTGAAGTCATAATCTGTGATACGTGGTTCGTTATCACTAAAGGTCCAGATAAGCTCATCAATATCATTCAAACGTAGTTGTGTAGCTGCTTCCAAATCCACACTGTCAGTATCGCATAGTCCCTCTACATCAATCCCTTGAAGCTCTGCCTGCTTAAATACATAGGGCATTGGAACACCTGCGTGATCTTTAACACCTTCACGAAGCTTTAGAAGGTATGCTAGAATTACTTTATCTAGTGTTACCGACGTGTGCCACAAATCTCTATAACTAGCTATCCACTTTCCTTTTGTGTATCTCATTTCTTATCTCCATTCTTCATACGTTTGATTGTCTTACTAAACACCTTCTGAGCCATCACCATAGCAGCTAAACCTCCCTTTTCTACATTAATGCCAACGATACGTTGCCGATACAGCACCACCTTGTGTCTTACCTGATTTAGAGAAGGCTGCATTCAAGAACAAATTCTCACTCACTGCACCACCCATCCCTACAGCGATAGCTTGTTTACCATGAATCGTGGAAGCACTAGCTGCTGTCTGGAATCCACAATCAAGATCTGTACAGAATTGTTGGGCTGCTACAGCCAGAGCTACAGCATTACCTTCCTTCGCCTGTTGTACGTCACTCTCAAGTCCAGCAAGGCGTGAATCAGTGCTAGCCTTATAGTTTGCTAGGCTGGAAGACAAGTCATTACTAGAAGCCTCATATGCATCCAAACGAGCACCATATTCATTGCTAACACCTTCCAGTGTCTCAATACGTCCTTGATGATTCACTAATGTCTTGTTGTGCTGGGTTAGTGTATTCCCTTGATTAACCACAACACCTTCTACAGCTTTCAGCTCACTCCGATCAGCTTTAACTTGTTCAAGACGTACTGTCTCTTTAGTATTAGCTTGAATCTGAATACCTTGTTGATTGATGGTGTTTGTATTTTGTGTAACACGATTGCTAACAGCTTGTACTTCTGTCTTATCAGCCTTGACATTGTTTAGATGACCAATAGCAACGCTGTTACCATGAGTGTATGTGTTTAGGCGTGTAGCTTCACTCTGAAGATCAGCAAGTGTTGCATTTGTGTGGTAGATGTTCTTGCCATCATAAATAGTTTCTGCAAATACAGCAGAAGACAAAAGACTGGTAGTTACGAGTGTGGCGACAATAGTGATATTCTTCATAAATTTTCTCCTATTCATTTAAATTTGGTAGTTTTCATAACGTTCAATTAAAGCTTTAACAATACGTGGGTCAGTTTCTTCAGATGCGAGCTTACAAGCTAGTTTTAGCTTGAAATCTAGCCAAGCTTTATGTGCTTCTAATTCACTGTTAAAGTAACCAAGGTGTTTTTGTTTTCCTGATCCATCATTGCACAAGGATTGAAATTTCCCCTTTTCCTTATGCCAATGCACACCAACCATGTATTTACCACGAGCAGCATTACTTTCGATCAGAAATTTATTAACTCCCTGATCCACAAAGATACACGTATCCGGGCTATAAATCTTGTTTCCGGGAAACAGAATATCTTTGTCCAACTCTTTACCGTACCAATCCTGCTGTTCCATCCAAGCTTTAAAATTGGAAAAGGTTAGCCATTCTTGACAGACAGAGCATCCTTTATAAGTCGGTCGTTTATTCTGGAACTTCTCCGAGTAGCAACGTTGAAGCATGGGCCTCCATTTCTCGTAGAATGGGCAAACCCATACACGTTTTTGTTTTTGCTTTCCATTCTCATACCAAGATGTTTTCTTTTCTACAGAATAGTCGGCATCATTAATACCAATATTCCAAACTAATTTTCTCATGTCACCTCCCCTCTTTTGAATAAATCATATTTCTTATCACTCAAGGCCAGAGTGGTGATAGTAAAAGTTTTCATTTTGTTTCTCCTCAATTAGTTAGCAGTAGTGAAAGTTACTTTTGATACACAGTGAGCGTCAACAGAAAGACTAATAGTCACTTCGTCATAATCTCTGTATAGCTCGTTAGGATTCCCCACATAAGTAGATTTTGTTTCTACATCACATTCAATTGTCAAGTTTTCTTTTAGAAAATCCAACAATTCATCTTTAGTCATTTCAAATCTCCTTCAATTGATCTTGTAGTTCTTTGATTTTAGCTTCAATCTTGGCACGTTGCTCTTCACGAACCTTCTTCATACTTTCATCACCAAAGCCTTCAGGTATTGCTTTAATAAAACTTTCCCGTTGCTTTACAATCTTACCACCTGATCCCCATTGCCAGAATCCACTTAGTTGTTCTGCATACGCTACCACATCAGAAAGCCTACCTGACACTGTTGTTAGATGAGGTTCGTGGTGGTGTCCACCGAAGTCACAATTAGGATCTTCTCCGTAAATCTTCCATACACCTACTTCGTCTAAGCTATGCTGCTCTAGTAAAGCCTTTCCTGAGTATGTCTTTAAATAATCCATCTTTTCTCTCCTCAATCAATTTAGTGGTTTCAGACGACTTCTCATCTGTCTGAGGTAGAGAATAGCACAACCAAGATGAGTGTCAACAGCTATTTTCAATTATTTTAGGTAAAAAGAAAGGAGCCGAAAGGCTCCTTGTGGGTTACTGACAAGCTAGACACTGGTCCTTGTCCACGGATGCTTGGATACCGGCCATACTGTAGACGTAGTACAAACCCAAGATGTCAGGGTTTAGGAATGCTTCCCTATGCACATCATTGATGTAGCTTTCATCCTCTCCTGCTGCAAAGAACAAGTTAAGTGATTGCCACTGATCCATGAACTTTGCTCGTGTAGCAGCCATACGAATGATAGTCTGCTGATTGATTTCAAAGGCTGTACGAAATACAAGCTTCTCTTCCTCAGTTAACCAATCTACATGCTGAACACTTCCCATCTTCTCACGGATGCTTTCTACGTTAGCTTTGTTGTAGACACCACGCTCTTTCATAATCTTCAAGAGATAAGGATTGACACGATCAATCTCACCACCTGCTGATTTCTGTGTGTATACAAAAGCTGTATCTGGGTTAATACCTTCTGATACACCTCCCATAATCAAAGCTGTGGATTTAGTAGGAGCAATAGCAATCAAGTGTGTATTAGCTCGACCATAGCCCTTCATCCACAACGGTTCTCCCCAAGTCTGAGCAAGCCATTCAGAAGCTTTAATAGCTTCGTCCTGAATGTACTTGGCAATCTTGTTGTTCAACATATGAGCTTCAAAGCTTTCAAAAGCAATCATGTTCTTTTGAAAGTAAGAGTGAAGTCCACACTGCCCAAGCCCTAATGCTCGACTGTTCTTTGTAAAAGCTACAGCCTTCTCAAGTCCCGGAATGTTCTTGGCTCGTTCGATGAATTCTTGACATACAGCATCAAGGAAAACTGTAGCGGTAAACACAGCATCCGTATTCACCCACTCATCAAATCGTTCTACATTCATAGAAGCAAGAACACATGTGTATGTGTAATCCTTGCTGGAGTGTAACAACACCTCATTACAAAGCTGAGGAGCCTTAACATCTAAGCCTTGATCTACATACCATTTAGGACGCTTACGAGCCGTCTTATCGGGGAAGAAGAAGTACCCCTTACCTGTAATCATTTTAGTCTTCATAGCCTTCTTATAGCGAGCTATGGCATCTGGATCTTTATTCTTCAGCCGTTCAATAAAGGCGTCAGATACGTTCCATCCTAGATTAAGCCCATCAGGTTGTTGTTCAAGGAAAGTACACACCTCCATAAAATCACCATGATCAATTGGAAGGTAGCCTGCCCAACTGCCACGTCTTGCTGTTCCCTGAGCTACGTATTCCATATCCTTTTGGAAGCCTTCAATCACTTGCATAACACCAGAAGATTTACCGCCTACACTAATACTGCTACCACGAGGACGTACATCACCTAGATAACCAGCAGTACCAAACCCCATCTTAGTAAGCATTGCTGTTTCATGTTTAGCTTTGTAAACCCCATCAATACTATCGGGGACATAGCTACCAGCACAGCTTACGGGAAGTCCACGATTAGTCCCTGTGTTAGCAAGAATAGGTGTAGAAGGACTCAGCCAGCCTTTCCACATAATATCAAAGAACTTCTCTTTCCATGTACCGGGATCAGGAGTATGTACAGCTAAAGTAGAAGCAATACGCATATACTGCTCTTTGGGGTTTGCTGCCTGATACAAGTATTTTTCTTTGAAAAGCTGCCAACTACCCGTTGACCAGTGAAGGGGCATAAGCCCCTCCGCCTGTAGTTTCTTACGCTCTTCACTTAGTTTGTCATAAACACCACTAGTCATTCATTTCTCCTTAGAAGCTAAAACCGTTCTCATCCCATTCACGGGAATATTGATTACCTTGACTGTTGAAAAAATCAATCGAGCTATAACCATTAATACCTTTGTAAAACCATTCTGCAACAGGGTTGTACTCCACCTTATACAGATTCTCATAACCAAGGTTACGAAGGCATAAGTTTACACGACTCTGAGCAAAATGCTCAAGCTGAATATCTGTTACACCCTCAATCTTACCCTTCTCAAAGATTTTCTTGATGATTGCCTTCTCATGCAAGAAAACAGTCTCTGCTGCTTTAATGATGTCGGATTTCAATTCCTGTTCATAAGCTTCATCAATCTCTCCAGCATCTTTCATCTCTTGAAGCAGCGTACGGAACAACCAAGCTGCTGCTTCTGAGTGCAAGGCTTCATCTCGTGCTGAGAAGTTAATACCACTAACCACGTTAAGAAGCTTGTTCTTGCCTTGACTTTGGAAATGCTTCAAGAATGCAAAGCTGCTATACAGTACAGCACCCTCACCAAACGTAAAACATCCTAAAGCCCTAAGATCATCCTTGTTAGCAATTGTACCCTCTAGAAACTCAATACGTGCTTTAAGATCCTCATCTTCAAGATATTCGTTATAGAATTTATCTGTAGCAAGCCCAAGCTCCTCATTAAGCTTACTGTAGAACTTTGCATGTACTGCAAGCTCCATAGCTCCAAATAGTGCAGCCATTGGTTGAATATCAGCGGGACGTGGGAACTTCTTAAACACAAATCCAAGCCAGAACTCATCTCCTATGATCTGTTCGTATTTAGTAAATAGTTTTAGTGTTGTAATGGTCCCATGACGTTCAGCTTCTGTCATGTTTACCAAGATGTCCTGTTTATCCTTATGTACCTTCACTTCGTTGTGAGGCCAGAACACAGCGGATTGCTTGTCTGTGAATTCACAAGCCTCTGGATAATCCACTGTAAACTCAGTCTTTGGTGTTCGAATCCGTACTGTCACTTCTTCCTCCTTAACCAGCTAGTTGCTTATCAATGTACTTCTTTTCAGCCTTAGCTTTTGAAATCTCTGCCGCTGTTGTGTTTGACCTACGGCTAATCTGCTTTAGATAATCTTTCTCTTGGTGCATCTCAATCTGAGCTTCAAAGCTTGCATATCCTGATTTAACCCATGTTTGGTCCAAACGTTCCATCCCTTGCACCATTGGTCCAGTCCAAGGCTCCTTACGTGTCAGAGGACGATGTGTACATTCTACAATCTCATAAGGACGGTTGATATCTACTCCGTTCTCCCATAGTACTTTGTTCATCTCTTGTGTGTTGTTATTAACTACAGCGTTCTTGAATGCTTCAATCTGCATCAGATCAAAGAAGCTAAGGTTGAAAGGAACATACGGAAGAAGCTCTTCATCAAATTTACTGCTCATAATTTACTCCTATTCTTTCCAAAACAATGCAAAGGCTTTCTTAGTGGAGAATCCCAGTTCATAGTAGTTGATGAACTCCCCTAGATTCTCAAGCACTCTCAAATTTGCTTCTCTCTTTTTTAAACCTTCCCTCACAGCAATCAGTTCAGCCAACTCTGCCATCCAATATTCAATCGGGAAGTCTTCACTATTCTGAAACATATTATCCTCCTTATTTCACTAACTCGCCAAGGAAAGGAAAGTATTCCATTACTGCTGGTTTGATCTTACGTGCTAAGTCTACATGCTCTTTCTGTGTTACACCTTCATCATCCCTCACATTGAGGTAGGTGATTAGAGAGCGTATAGTAGCATTCGCATACATATAGCTCATCGTGTTTCCTTCAGGAAGTATAACACGAGCACATTCTTTTGCAATGTTATTTTTTAAAGCCCAGTCATAATGTCCCTTGACTAAATTGATTACCTCCTGCTGACGCCTTTCCCATTCGCACTGTAGCTCAAAATCATCAATGTCAAAACTGTTTTGACGATTCTTTGTGTCTTGCAAACGAGCTTCACGAATGACGAAATCTTGAGCTACAGCATAACGTTGACTAAACTCTTGAAACTTCATTGAGCTATGTCGCAGCACTTGACGAGCGATATCACGAGGAGCTTCAATCTCAATTACAACATTGGTCATATCGAAAACAGACCAATGATTCTCACGCATACAATACTTTAGAAGACCTGCTGCTGTTTCAAAATTCTGCTGATTAGTAGGATTGCTCACACGGGCACAAAATGAGTTAATACCTTGACTGTCGGGAATGAAGTCAACTACTGGCATCGTTACACCAATTAAACGAGCCTTGATAAAATCAAACATTAATTATTCTCTCCTTGTTCCAAAATACGATCTGCGTAGTATTTCACCTTAGTCGTTTCATAACTCAAGGTATTACCTGCTTTACCTTGCCCTGTTACTACACCATCAGCACGTACAAGAGCTTTAAATGCATTACCAAATGAGAAGTCATTACGGAATAATACCTCAATCAATTCCTCTGTCTTGATAAAACACTTACCTTCATCGTTACGTTCAATCAGACGATTCAGAAGCCATTGTGGAATCTCTTTATCATAGTAGCTAGATGATCCACCATCAGATGCGATAGGAGCTTTAGCCTCTTCTTCTTGATATAGTTTCAAACACTGTTCATACTCCCCAAAGGTTTCTCCATTAGGCGCTTTGATAATGTAGTCTTGATAGTCGTCATCCACTTTCTCAACGACTTCACAGACAGCACCATTGAGAAATTGCTTATACGCCGGATACCACCCTCCTTCATGGTCATCAGCAGAATTTGTAACATTAGCACTCTTAATTACCTTATCACCTACTTTGAATTTCATTTCTTTTTCTTCAACTAATTCCAATTCTTCATTTGTGTAGAAGAAACGATCCTCACCTTTTGATAGAGCTGCATCGACTCCACAGCTTCCATCCCCATAAACATACTCTACTACTAGAATATCTCCAATCTTATGATCCTCGCTGAAAAGTTCAGCACCTTCTAAAATTCTTACTTTATCCCCAACATTAAACATAATCTTCTCCTCACAAGTATTTATTCAGGAAAGCTTGAATGTCAAAATCTTCCCAACTGTTAATCTTGAATGCTACACTACAATCTGATGTTTGTGTATAAGGTGTAGAATACAGCACTCGTTTATGGAAGTCAAACCCTTCCAGCATATCCTTACGATCATCAATATGTGCTACTACGCTGTCATTAACCAAGTATTTCTTCTTGGTTGCAAGGAAGCCTTCAAGGAATGGGTAGTGCTTTTCAAGCCAGTAGTATTTACTTTTAAAATGCCCACCTTTGCACGATGACAGGAATGTGATACCAAAATGCTTGGATAGTTCCTGTAGAGCTTCAACACTCCCTTTAATGGGTGTTAAGGTTGAGTAGTCCAATTCACGCCAGAAGCTCATTGGATCATTCAGTTCAGGGTAGTAGGAGCCGAGATTGTATTGAAGTGGTAGATTCCTGATTTGACATTTCCCTCCTGTTTGTTTACTAAGCCAGTTATCCCAAGCCTTATCAGATGGACAACACACCAAGTCAACATCTACAGATAGCAAACGCATTATTCAATCACCTCTGCATTCCAGCTAATCTTAGTATTCATAAACTCTTCTGCTGCGACATCCATGTACTCTTCTTGTTCGTACTCATCCATTTCATCCCAAGAATCTTTATCAATCTCTATTATTTTGGCATGTGTACCACCAACAAATCCTGTATGAACACTTAGTTCAATCTTAATTTTATCTGACATTTCTTCTCTCCTCTCAACACTTGTTTTGAACCCTACCCCTTAACGAGGTAGGAATTCTTCCAGTTGTACACGAGGGAAGTCTACAGCCTTTGCAATCTTCCCATCATTACGCTTGACTACGAAATAGATTTTACCATCTACCTCTGTATCATCAATATAATAACCTTCTCCGTTAGCTTCCTCAAGCTCTTCTTTCACTTCCAAAGCACGAGTCATAGAGCTATAAATCTTCAAATCATTGTTCTGCATGATTGCTTCAGCAGCATCGAATACACGATATCCAGCTTTCTCAAGCATGTCAACAAACTTTGTAAGGATGATTATGCTGTCTAAAACACCATCAAGAAGCTCTGTAGGATCATTGAGTTCAGATGCCTCCAAAGCCTCTGTAGCCTCTTCTACGAGCAGTTTAGCTTGTAGGTTGATACTACGCCACCATTCAAGCGTATCAGGCTCCAAATCGCGTACAGAAGCCTTCTTATTCCATGAGCAGACACGCTTAGCTACTATATCAAAACTCACTTAAATATTCTCCTCTTTAAAAGTGATCGTGCTTTACCGACACGATCAAGTATACACAGTTAGATGATGTTTGCAAGCAGGGAATCACGTTTCTCTTTTGATAGTAGATTCACACGACTCTTACGATATTGCCCTGTCTTTTCATTACGATACACTTGATATTTACCAAGGTTTGTATATGAGAATCCATCCTCTACCCAATCAGACATATCCACAAGCTCTTCGTGATACACCTCAAACACAGGTAGCTTACTCGACCAAGGAGCAATGATTTCGTAAAGCTCTTGAAGGCTTGTCACGTCAATCATATTGTATTCACGCATCTCTGTAATTGCTTCTGGATTACCACGGACAAATTCCTTCCAGAGGAGATGACCTGAGAACTTAGCATGTGTTGATTTCTTATGCTTCTTACACAAAAGATTAGTAAGATACAAGAGTTTATTTGAAGTGAAGCCAAACTCCTTTTTAACTATCTCCAAAGTGTCAATGATTCGAACAGGGGAATAGGGTTTAAAACCTCGTGTAATCATCCGTGCTCGAATCTTCTTCATGTCGAACTTACGTCCATTATGTGCAACGACAAAATGGGCTTCATTCAACAAATCATGTAGCTTTTTTAGCAGGTAGTCTTCTGTGTATTCAGAGACATCCAGATACATCACATCATCTTCATGCATCCACTTAGCACTAAACGAAAGGATGCTCCAATCTTCTGCGATCTGATCCAATGAGAAGTTCTGATTAAATAGAGCATACCCTTCCATTAACATAAACTTGGTTTCAATATCAAGGAATAGAATCTTTGGTCCTTTGTATTCTACTTGTTTAACCTCTTCTTTACTTGCAAAGTATTTACGAAGCATATCCGATAGCGTTGACTTAGGAACATCAAGAACACGAGCAATCTCCCTCCAACTCATATTACCTTCTTCAGCCATATCAATCGCTTGCCACTTCCACTTTTTAACTTCTGCCAATTTACTTCTCCTCTTCTACATCAATAATCAATCCTACAGGACTATCAATCATATTTTCATAGAAACAGTTATTGAAATCCGCATACGAACCAGAGCTATCTAGCTGGTAGAATAGCTCAGAGTCTAAAGGATCAATCAAATACCAATTCCCTTCACTATCTTGAACTAGCTTCTTTTTCATTTCTCATCTCCTCTATTATTTCACCATAACTTACTAATTTACTTCTGATAAACTTTTTAAACTCTTTCTTCCTTTTCGTATCGTTAGGCTTAATGATGTATATGTTAAAACTAGCTAATACTTTGTCTTTCGCCTTACTATTCAACTTGTTAAAAGCAGCTTCGCACTTCTTAAGCCAACCGGGGTGGATGTAGCTCTTGCTTGGCTTATCTATATAATCAGCCATTTCCCTTAGTATAACACTTAATGGAACATCACACCAGTAAGAAATGTTCCTTTTGTAAGAATTTTCAATCTTACCGAGCATTACATTTATTTCCCTAGAAAGCACTGCCCTGACTTGCTGATCAATCTCGTGGCTGTGATCGAGGCAAGGTGATACCAATTCTCTCTTGGTAATAGGATCAATCCCGTTCTGCTCCTCTATAATCTCTGTCCTTACCCTTTTAACATCATTTGCGGTAACAAGCAAGTGTTTCGATGTGGGCTTTAGCACAGCTTCACTCCTATCTCATCCAAATCTATCTCCTATCTTAATAGGATTAGACTCTTTTCTTTCATAAAGACCTTTAGGCATAATTTTTCCAAATCTCCTTTAAGTTAATTCTGTCGCCAACCCATCTTTCCATATGAACACCATCCATATAAGTTTGGGCAATCTGTAAATAATTAAAATCTCTCTGAATACCACACTGGTCAATGAACACTTTATTTTCAGGATACCATTTTAAGTATAGATCGTGTACAGCTTTGTTCACTTGTTCTTCTGTTTCAAGATCTTTTAGAATATTATATGCACTCTTTTCACCGAATTTAATACCCGCAAGATATGTCGGTTTCAGTCCGTCGATAGCATCTCCACAAATCCATTGAAGAGCTTTCCACTTGTAACCAACACCCCATATCTTTTTATCTTTTTCCCATAATCTACCTAAACCTTCAACCAAAAAAGGTTTGTCCATCTTATCCCAGTTGAAAATATAACCTTCCGTTCCATAACTATCTTTATCCGTTGAACAGCCAATAATCTTTTCTCCCCTCAGCAAACCTTCGTACTGCCGAGTTGAGATTACATCGTCTGCTTCCCCTGTGGCGACCCTAGCTCCTTGTTTTTCGATTAGGTATTGTTTGACCTCTCGTAGTTGTAAAGGTTTTAACATTCCTTCTCTATTACCCTTATATTTTGTTGGGAGGGGTAATGTATCTCTGAAGTTATCGGAGCCACTTAGATAAATTTCGTATTTATCTGTTCCGCACTTGGAGACAATATTATTAATCATTTGCTTAACTGTATGTAAAGCATAGGAAATATTGTCAGCCTTTTGTACATCAACAACTTCAAAATCAGATAATGGAAAGCTATCTCCAATAAACTCTTTGAATTCCGTCCTGTGTTTGAACTCTTTAGTTCTCTTACTTGGAATATGGGTTGCTTTTATCAACCTAGTTTCATTGGCAGCAGATGCTTTAAATGATAAAAGATCCCCATCAATAATCGCTATAGTCATCAATCCTCCAAAATCAATTCATACAATCCATGCTCTTTCAAAATCTTACTCATCTTCTGATTCTCTTCTACCAACCCCTTCTTATCGTTCAACAAAGCTCCTACCAATGTTTTAAGCAAGCCATTGGCTGTTTGCTGAGGTGTTAGATGTTGGGGATGGCAGAGGTTTACGATAGTACCGTCATCGCTGTGAGCTTCATACAGAGCCTTAAAATAGGCCATTTCTTGTAGGGTCATTGTGTATCCTCCAGTTAAAAAGAAGGGAGCACGAAGCTCCCCTAAATATTAGCACTCACTCTCTTATTATTCAGACGTCATAATCCTAACTATGCTTCCACAACAAGATTCTACCAACCCTTTTAACTCTTCGGACTCAGGTTCAAGATATTCTATAGGAAGCTTTAACCGGCTATCTTCGTACACAATCTGGAAAAAGTCTTCGTATACTTCAACAATACCCCCTTTCTCTTCAAACTCCTTAAAGCATTGCAGCATATACCCTCCTGATTGTTATTGCATTTGAAACTTTTCAACCGTCTTACGCTGCAACACTTGCCTGTCAAGGTAGGCACGAGCACGACGACGACAATCTTCAACGCTATCTAGGCGCTTTTCAATTAGTGTCGAATGAACATCCCCGTCCAACAAACCAAATAGATTGTAATGTTTAACTCCTGAAACCAATGTTACTTCTTCAATTTCAAACCTCATCAATCATACTCCCCTGTAATTTGCTTATAGAACTCAAGGAATGTCTGTTCTTTCTGAATTTTTTCTTCTACGCGGTCTACATTATTGCGAACATAGACCTCAGCAGCTTTTAACGTATCCTTCACTTCTGCTTTAGGAAGGCCAGATTCATTCTCTTCCTTCTTGAATGTAAATTCATCAGCCAGAGCTTCAAGATCTTTCTCAAGTGTTACCACTTCATTATACAGGCCTTTAGCACGTTCATACAGTTCTTCTTTAGTCATTTAATTTCTCCTCAGTTGTTGGGTACAAACAAAAAGTTGGTTTCCGTTTCAATCTCATACTTTCCAGTTTCTTCATTCTTATAAGAGGATGCGTACACTGGCTTAGCTTCTGTATTCACATCTGCGAATGTCTTCCTTGGTGCAAAGTATAATATACCGCCTTCATGGTCTGCTATTTGAGTTCGAATTAATCCTTTGAAGAATTGGCAGACTTTATCAATTTTCGATTTAATGTCTAATTCTTCTTCAACTTCGGTATCAAAAGGATAATGAAAAATTTGATAACGTTGGCCATCTTGGACGATTGAATCAGTAGTCAAGAATACAACGTCAATTTTGTTGGTATCAATATCGGCTAGGATATCTTCAACTTCATGTTTTGTTCTGATGCTCATCACTTACTCTCCTCAACAATTTGAATTTCAATATCTTTGCTTACATCCACCTGAGTGCCACTCTCTGTACGAAGGATGAACTTCACCTTGTCATAATTATCTACTTCAAGGTTAGATGCATACAGAGCATCCATAATATCCCTAAACTTCTCATGCTCTACAGGCTTATACACATTTACAAAATCAAGCACAGACATTAGAAGTAGTAGCTCATCTGTCTCAAGCTGAAGCATGTGTACATCGGGGCCTAATTCATCTTGTGGAATAAAATCATATGTTGCCATTATCTTCTCCTCTTAAAGATACCGAGTTCGTAAAGCTTCTGCTATGCGAGAATCTGTTTGTTGATCAGCATATCTTAATGCGTGTTCGTGTTTCTTAGCTTTCCATGCTAGGTATGCTTCATTTGGATCTAAGAATCTCCCCAAGCTTTCCTTTTTCCGAGTAAAAGGGTTGTTGCATTGGGCTTTATACTTATTTGCCTCTTTATCCCAATAAACTCCTATTGGATATTCACCTCTATTAGCCTCACTCTCTAGTATAAAGCAGTTTAAACTTTCTGGAATAAACACACAAGTTTCTGGGGAATAAAGCTTATTACCTTTTACGAGTAAATCTTTATCCAACGCTTTACCTTGCCAATCCTGCGTGACCATCCAACTTTCAAAGTTACTAAGTTTAAGCCAAGGTTCAATAACACTACAACCAATGTACGACGGTCTTTTACTATGAAGAATTGGACAATAACACCGCATTAGCATTCCTAGCCAGTCACTGTATATTGGACAAACAATTCTCTTACCCTCTTTTCTAGACCAAACGGGTCTGTCTAGATCATTAGTAGCAATTCCATATATTAGTTTATCTAATTTCTTTCTCATTGTTTAAACAGAGCCCCGAAGGGCTCCATATCTCCTCTACTAAAAAGGAATATCGTCTAGTTCTTCTTCCTCAGCTACTACGGGTTTGCTTTGAGGAACAACCTCTTCCTTAACATCAGCCTTTTTTACTTTGTATGTTCCAAGTACATCGTCCTGAACAACACCATCAGACACTTTTGTTTCATACGGTACATGATCGACCACTTGCAAAGTATCTAGCGATACGACTAATTGTCCGTCCTGATTTTTATATCCGAACAGCTTGATATTGCAAACACTGCCGTTACCAACGTTCTCCGTAAACTGATTACCTTCAGTATCAATTACGTTGACCGACATGCGGTTGCCTTTTTTACTAAACTCAGCCTTGGTTACGTTGAATCCGTGAAGACCCTTTACTAGGTCATAGTTTGCTTTGCCTTCTTCTACTTGAGAAGATAGAGGATACTTAATCTTCCTAGGTGGTTTACTGGTCTTCGTGACACCTACCAGAGCAAATGTCTTGTTCAGCATCACTTCATCTAGCAGCTTATCTTTAGTCTCTTCGTCAACGAAGACAGTAGCGCTAAACTCTTTGTCTTGTGACTGGTACTTCAGCTTAGGTTCATGTACCGCTGCGTAGAACACTACAGCATTCTTGATGTATACGTTAGCAGTCTCCAGAGTACCGGACTTAGGCAGTTCACGAACAACGATGGAAGTAGTCATATAATATATTCTCCTATTCAGTTTAAATTAGTTAACTTTCTTACGGGATTGAGCGGATTTTACAGCTTCTTTAAGCTCAAGACTTGCATTGATAGTGAGAGCCAATGCTTCCTCACGTGTCAACCCAGCTTCAATAAATCCTTTAAAGATACGTGCTTTGTTCTTGATTGTGTTATTGACAAAGAAGTCAGCAATTTCGTTAACCTCTTGTTCATACGTCTTCAACTGATCAATGACGCTTCGTACAATCGGCTTAAATGCTCCAACTTGTTGAGCCAGTTCAAGATAAGCTTGCAGTTCTTCAGATTTCATTTAAATTCTCCTCTTATTTTACACATTTAGCCATCAATTCAATCAGATCATCTAATCCATGATCTTTACGAGGAATACTTAGCATAATATTCTCATCCACTTTCAAAATCATGAAATCTTCATTCTCAAGCACTTCGATATCACCTACTACACCAACAACTTCTAAATCAAACCGTGTCATTCTATTCTCCTCAACGAATTACTGTGTTACCAGTTAGTTTTACAATCTTCACGCCCTGTGCATGACCTCCAAATTCCATCTTGGTTTTACGAGCCTCTTGCCTTGTTGAAAACAAATCAATCACTAGAGGCTTTGCATTTTCTTTCTCAGCTACTACAGCATAGGTAGTTACGGTTGTCATCTCAATTCTCCTCTTGGTTAAATTGTTCAATCAAATCGCTCAAGCAAGGAACCATATCATCCAAATAATCTAAAAGATTCCCATAATACTCGAGCCTAGAATCTGAGTATTTTAGCTTCTCATACTCTTCTTTAGTGATTGTGACCATATCACTCATTTTCTATCTCTTCATTCAAATATTAACTACTTTTATGCGGTATTTCGATTTTGCATCATCTGTAGTTTTATACCATACAGTGACATACTTACCATCAAACTCACTAAAAAGGTAACAATTTGGTACTCCTTCTTTACCTTGCTGAGCTACCTTCCATTCCTCATAATCCGCAGAGGAATAACCTTCAGGAACTTTCGTGCTGACCTTTATAGCTTTCATCCTCTATCTCCTCATTTATTTTGCTATGGGTAATATTATACAGCATCTATCAGGTATTGCAAGCACTATTTTCAATTATTTATCAGTGGATCTCGGAGTATCTGAACCCAAATTGTGTTTCACATCCAAGCTTACGTCTTAGCTTAAAATCTTCGTTCACCTTCTCAATGCTAGAGTGGATAATCTCCTTAAACTCTTCCCTATATTGTGGTGTATCCTTGAAGACAATAATGTTCTCATCATGAAAGCTTCCTGTCAACGTCTTTTTACGGTATTTTTCCTCCATCTTAGTCAGAATGTTGTCAACCCACATATCAAAGAAGAAGCTCCCCGTACCTTGTGCAAGAGTTGAAAATCTATCAGACTCTTTTCGTAAGCTGTAGCAGAACCCATTAACAGGGTTTACCAACCACTTGTCCCCACGGCTGTCTACAACTACAACCTGCTCATCTGCAATAGCCTTAACTGCCCAGTTAAGTTTCCAATACGCTTCGTGCAGTCGTTTACCTTCTTCAAGTGGTACTCCTGCTGCTTGGGCAATCTTGGCCGCTCCTGCATTGTACACAGAGGCATAGTTAGTTGTCTTACCCTTCTTACGTGCAGCTTTTGCGTTAGCTGTTTTGTTTCCCAGTTTAAACTGGTCAAACTCTTCCTGAGTCACCATACCTGCTGTCAAAGCCATGAGGATGTGTGGATCAAAATCATCCTCTTGCATTGTAGCAACGTATTCCGGGTCATGTGGAAGCATAAAATGGTGCTTCGTTCGATCTTCAAGGCTGCTCAAGTCAGAGCCAGCACTTACCCTGCCTTTTCCAGCAACCAATACCCCACGAACAATCTTACCATATGGCTTATCAACACCAGCAAGGTTTACGATTTCCGCATGTTGGACACGTAGAGTATTGGTAAATCCATTTATTCGAGCCTGAAGCTTGCCGTTGTAAAGATCACGTTTAAAACCATTCAACACTCCCAGCCTATGCTTTAGTACGCAGTATTTAGCATACACCCTAATCTCAGGCACTTCCTCCGCCAACTCCTCTAGAGATGGGCAAAGTTCCTTACCCTCCTCACCTCCTACCGTAATCTGTGGGATTGCCCTGTCTTCTGGTCTAGCCTCTTTCCAGTTATTCCAAGCCTGACGGTTTGCACCCTCCCTTGGTTTACTCGCAATCCACCTATTAAATGCTTCATCGTCTCTTTCATATTTAAAGCTTTGAGGAACCCAACCTTTGGAGTACAGAAAAGCTTTAATTTGATCAGGGCTGTTGGCATTTGGTTCTTTGTAGCCGGTTAGCACTTTAACGCAACCTTCTTTGTTTGAAGGTTTAGTCATTGGTGTGCCTTTATCGTCAACCGCCTTAGTTCTGATTAACTCTTTAATCTCCTCCCAAGCCTTGCCCGATGCCGAAAGCTCTCCATTGGTTTTATATGCCTTTGCTGGGGCTTTCCTGTCTGAATACTGAGGAACCATAGGCATGACAGATTCTAGCTCTGCTTTAGCCTTAATACCTTCTTCTGTAAGTTCTTCAATAGAAGACTCAAGAAGCTCAACATCTACATCCCAACCTGTTTGTTCCTGAAGCTTTGCACAATCCATCTTAAACATCAGAAAAGTTAGTATACGATTAATAGCATCTTCTACCGAACTTCCAACAAACTGGTCAAGGTAGATTTTCTCATCTTCTGACATCCTTTTACCGCCAACACTCCCATCATCAATTTTAGCCTGAGCTAGGGTGTAGATTTCAATCAAGCGTTGTTTTAAATCTTTCCATAGTGCAACGTTAATCTTTACGTCTTCAGAGCATCGGTGGGCGTACTCTTCATAAGAGAGGTTTTGCCAATCTTCTACAGGAGGTTTTTCAATCCCGTAATCTTCGTGGAAAGTTCCCAAACCATGTTTATTCCTATTGAAGTTAAGATACCAGCTTAGGGCTAGAGTATCGATAACCATCAGCTTGGATAGATCAATACCTAAAAGCTTCTCAACTAATACAACGTCAAAGGAAATACCATTATGCACAACAAGAGGTATTTGGTTATCAATGTGGTAGTCAAAGAACTTCTTTATACGATCAGTGTCACTTCCTTTGATAGTTACATTTTTACCTCCATCCATTTGGCAGCAAAGCACATGGATTTTGGTTGCTTCCCTAAGAAGGCCATCACTCTCAAGGTCAAAAACCGTGGCCTTCTGCCAGTTATGGATAAGCTTCATCTCTACTCCTTAAAATTCACTGATCCGTGCCGATTCGAATATCCAGCACCCATTAAATTTAGCACATCAATTTGATAGAGTCTATACTCTTCAGCAAGAAATTCAGCCAACTCTTTACCGTACACATTAACAGAAAAGCATTTTGTTCTGGGTTTACCGCTCAAATCTCGCCAGCCTGCAACATAACGGTCTACGTAATTTCCATTCCGAGTCTTTACAGTTTGAAAACAAACACCATGAATACCCGATGTGTTACTCTTCATCATTGGCTTGTTTCGTGCATTCAGGGTATGTTCTACCAACCTCAGATTATGAATCTTATTGTTTGATGGGTTTCCATCAATGTGGTCAATGTGTAAACCATCTTGATTTTCAAAATTATTAAGTAAAGCCCAAACTATTTTATGGGCTTTGTAATGGGTTCCGAGAGCATGGACCCGCCAGTAGCCATCATCATTTGACCCCACAACATCTCCAATCTTTGCTGTACTTCCTTTCTTATAGACCCTCTTCCAACGAAGGCCGCTAGGAGAATCTTCATCATAATAAAAGAATTCTGCTAAGTACCCTCCATATTTGTAGGCATTATCTGGAATTTCATAGTTTAACTCCAGATTATCTATTTTACAGTTTGACGGATTTCCGTCTTTATACATTACGTCCCGTCCATCCGGTATAGGCCCATTAAAAAGTTGCCAGACAACCCTAGTCGCTGCGTAGGGCCATCCATTAAAATGGACCGTCGGGTATCCTTGTGAATTAATGCCGCCTGCTTGTCCGTTATTAGTTCTTGCGACGGGCTTTCCTCCACGACCTACACGGAACTTACTAATCCAAGACAAACAAGTAGGACTTGATTCATCATACTCTAAAATCTCAGACCAATTGATGTTCTCTGTTTTACTGACTTTCATAGCTCTCTATCTCCGAAATAATTTCTGGGTGATCGTCCTTATATTGCTCCCAATCATGCAACAAACCTGTTTTATAGTCAAAGAAGACTTCACAGGCTAGCCCTGTACTTGCTCCATGACGATTTTTATGAATTGTAACTTTACTTACGTTACGCAAAATAGGGTTTTCATGTAGCTTGTCCCGCTCAATGCTTATCGTTTGTGCAGCACTCTTCATAACGGTAGAAGACCCGATAATATCACTTTCTGTCAAAACCCCTGCCGCATTGGATGAGAGTTTCCGTGTGTGACAGATTAAAACTACCGACAGTTGTGGGTACTCAAGAATCAGTTTTTTAAGCCAAGCGACAAAAGATTCTTGTTCTTCAAGAGAAGTTCCAGCAGTCAAGTCCGAATATGGGTCTGCAACAAGGACAGTAACTCCCAGTTGGATGACCATTTCGAGGATGCTTGCTTTTGTGTCTTCCAGTCCCGCTCCTCGGCTGTCGTAAACATAAAAACGGCTTTTACCTGTTTCATCACACAGGAACTCATCCACCTTAGCTTTAACATCAGGTCGTTTAAGGTATTCTAGACGCTCTGGTCCTGACAAGCTGTTCAGATTTACCCCTAAGTAACGAGAAATAATATTAGTTGCATACTTGTCTTTAGTTGCCTCCAAAGACATCACACCAACAACTTCTTTTGTCTCATTCATCACCCAGTGATTGACACAAGTGTCAACGAAAAGGCTCTTGCCTTGCGAAGTTTGGGCAAATATTACAGACAACTCATTTTTAACCCAACCACCACCGAACATATCGGCAGCTTTCTTCATAAATGGCGGCAGGGTAAGTCGCTCCACATTAGTGTAGTTTAGAGCTGCATCATACAGGGTACTAGATGCGTGAACGCCACTAGGTGTCCAAGGTTTAGCTGCCCAGAAATCGTTTACAAGTTCTTGCTCTTTGCCTTTCTCTACATACTCATTGCAGTCTTTATATCTCAACCGCATGATATACACTTTTCCTCTTGGCAAAACTTTACAAATCTTCTCAGCAGCTTGTCTACCTGCCTCATCTTCGTCCATACACACTACGATCTTAGAGTGCTTCTCAAAGAATTTGTAGTGGGTTTGAATTTGCTTCCAAGCTCCAGATTCTCCGATTGTGGGAGAAACTACAGCCGCACTGTTAAATTTCTTGTTAGTTTGGTTGTCTGCTAAGACTTGATAAAGGCTCAGGGCATCTACCTCACCTGCACAGATAACCACAGTATCTTTATGAGTAGGGAATTTGAACTGCATAAAAAGATCACAATCTTTTCCAGTCTCCCCTATAGCTTCAAAGCGTTTAGGGTGATGCCTAACCTTCTGACCTACCAGCTTAGAATCCTTTGTGCAAGGATAGTATGTTGCTGCCACACTTCCATCTTCCTCGCTGTAGCTATAACGGACACCAAAAGACTTGCTAATATCTGTACGAATCCCCCGGTAGTTTCGGCTGTCTACTCCAGTTATCCCCTTAAGTTTTGCATAAACCTCATCATTAAATATAGTTCCCACCAGCTCAATCTCCTCTTCTACTTGACCATTCTCTTCAATCCACTCTTGACTTGGGAAAGTCCATTCACAGCAAAAACAAAATGATCCACGATGCTTTCCGTTCTCATCAAGACCATAGACATGGAGGTTATCACCATTTACGTCATTTCCCTTTTTCCTGCACTTAGGGCAGGCTGACTTACCTTCTCTTGAAAGGTCAATCTCTATACCATACCTCGTGACTATAGTCACTATCTAATCTCCTATTGATTATAAACTAAAATCCAACTGCCATTATTAGGATTGAAAGCATACTCCTCACGTGTATACAGCGTTTCAATCAAGCAAACGTATTCACCGTTAAACGCTGTCATTGGTGTTTGGTGAATACTCACCACAGCATCTGGATTACGCTCTGCTACACGCCTACGTAAAGCCTGCTCAAATGCTTGTAGGGTATTCATCAAAGCTCTCCTTCTCAAAGTCTTCAAGCGCTGCAAGCATCGCTAACAAATCTTCTTTTGACAAGGCCATAGATCCCTCATCGTCACGATCATAAACTTCGACAGTATAATCATGAAATACTACCCAACGACCACCATATGTTAGTTCGCCTTTAAATCTCTTCATACCCTACCTCCTTGAATAATTTTCAAACCACCTTTCACTTTCTTCATCTTAATCTCTTTCTGTAGCTTTGCCAAGCTTTCATCAGCAAATTTAAGTCTACGTCCTTTCACGTAATCAGAGAACCAACTTTCCATATCGGTGAGAAAGGACAAAGGGAGGGTTTCTAGTGTCTGAAACATCATCTCACGTTGCTTATCGAACTGATGATTCATTTTAAATACTCTCCAAGAGCTACGCCAAACCCTATAAGGCCACAAGAAACTAAGACAGGCACTGAGCTATCAACATTATAAACAGCTAGCACAGTGCCGTTGATTGCACCTAAAATCATACCTGCAACTATAGGTTTCATTGCTCGGACACTCCTTGGTCATAGCCTTCATCGTAACCCTCTTGCCAAGCTTCCCTAATCTCATCCTCTAATCGCCTTAGTAGATCACTTTCAACCATCCCTTCCAAAGCTCGTAGGATGAGTTCTGAGACATCATAAGCGTCTACGCATACCAATCCTTGCTCCGCTGCTTTTCGAAGCTCTGAGGGGCTAGACAGACTCGTATATTCAGCAATTGTACTCATTTCACCACCTCCAATCCTGTATAGCAACCAATGTAGTCGTCACCATCTTTCTTACTGACTAAGACGATACCACCTTTCTCTTTACATTCCAACTCAAACTTCTTACTTTCTTTCTGATCAGCCATATCAAGCATTAGCATAGCTGAGCTAAAGGTACAAATAAACCAAAGTAGGATTAGTGCTGGCATTTCATTTCTCCGATGCTTTTACAGCAGCTTTCATAAAGAGTTCAATAAGGCGTGTAGCTTCTTCAAATTTGTCATGATCCCCATCACAAACCCTATACAGCAAGGTTGTTAAGGCTGGGAAATCGTATTTTTCGTCGTTTGTAGAAAGCATTACTTTGTCAAGATTAGTCATTTCACTTCTCCTCAAGAAAATTCATACACGTATAGATTACAGTACAGCTTCAAACCTGTCAAGCAAATTTCACCACCTTTCCACCATGTCGAATTTCAATCACGCTATCCAGATGAATGGTACGGTAACCCTTGGCGTCCATGCTATAGGTTGGAAGCAGGTCATCCTTACCAGCACAAGGATTCACACCACCATTCGAATGCTTCTGTACTCCTTGCCTTGCATTCATAACCCTCACCTGACCATCAGTCTTCTTGACGAACACAACAGTGTAGAAATCGTTCTCAACGATGTTGCTAACGTACTCTCTGACAGCTTGGCGTTTGGCTTGGATGTTCATGGTTTGCTCTCCTGAGCATGTTTGGCTTCGATGTATGTAGATTACGTACTCCTATCACCCCTGTCAACACCTATTTTAATTTATTTTAGCGCTTGACAGGGTATGAGGATGCTGTATAATAGGTGTCGATGGTTTTCATCTCGGCTGGGAGTTTCTTGGGTAAACTTGCTTTGTACCAGCTTAAAGGATCATAAAGAGCACGATCCATCCTGAGAGATTGCCTGTAGCGATACAGGTTGGTAGGACAGGGCTATGCCTTCAGCAACGAAGGAAACCTACCACGAGAGAAAGCTGGTTGCAAGGCTTATCTTACCCCGTACCCTTGTTGGTATGCTACTGCGTACAGTAGAGAATCTTGTGGCTCCGGAGAGGATGTAAATCTTTTCTTTTTGGTGTTGACGATTCTGAGGGGCTATCTTATTATCCGATCTAGGCAGACTGAGTTCTGTATGGTTGGATAAGGAGATTGCTACCCAGAATTTATTCACCAGAGAGGATGTAAGTAATTATTAACTAGATAGAGGAGAATGAGTATGAATAAGAAATTGGTGTTTGGAGTTGGAATTATGGATGCTGGCTATCGTGTACAAGAGAAAATCTCTGTTGGGTATGAAAACGGCAAGAGAAAACAAAGACTTATATGGATATGCCCCTTGTATCAGAGATGGAGAGACATGCTTCAACGTTGTTATTCTGAAAAATTCCATGAAAGATTTCCAACCTACAAAGGATGTTCTGTATGTGAAGAATGGTTGACGTTCTCAAATTTTAAACATTGGATGGAACAGCAGGATTGGGAGGGTAAGCATTTGGACAAGGATATTCTTTTTCAGGACAATAAAATCTACAGTCCTGAAACTTGTGTGTTTGTTGATGCTAAAGTTAACATCTTTCTCATTGAAGCTGCTGCTTCTCGTGGTGAATACATGATTGGTGTCTGTTGGGATAAAGTACATAGCAAATTTAAAGCCATGTGTCGAGATGGGTCAGGTAAAAGAAAATACCTTGGTTACTATACTAGTGAACTAGAAGCACACAAAGCTTGGTTGGACTACAAGCTAAAATTAGCTTACCAACTAGCAGCAGAACAGACTGATGAACGGATAGCTAAAGCTTTGATTGAACGTTATAAAAACTATAAAAGAGTATAAGAAATGAAACTCAATGTGTACCACTATCAAGAAGCTATCCACGTCACCGATCTCATCAGGCGAATGATTGAGACAGAATTGATTGAGCACTGGACAGCTCAAGAGATGACAGAAGATCAAATAGAGATGCTTAGGCTTGCTCAAGACCATCTGGGAGATTATTATAGCCTTCTGGTTGAGAAGCAAGAGGAGTTGGATAGTGATTAAATTGCTGTTGACTTGGATTGTACGATATACTATAGTCTTCTCAGTGGTTTTAGCAGTAGTAACGATTTGTGTGTATATAGGAGTCTAGTATGAGAACAATAAGAAAAGCTTTGTTACGTGCGTTACTGTGGGTTGAGCAAGGATACAAAAAGCATGGAGATTTCAGGGATGGAGAAACGTTAGAGACTTGGAATGATATTCAGCTTCTAAAACGTGAGCTAAAGGAGAAGACAAAATGACGTATAATGAGCTGCTTAATTTGAGTATTGGTGATACTGTACTATTCAAAAGGAATAAGTGGGTGGTGTATAGCTACTACGGTAAGGAACCTCTTTTAAAAAAGCTTGACAGCGACGATGTTTTACACGAAACTGTCTACGTAGTGCACCTATTGACCAAATTGAATGGAGAGACGGCATGAAAGCGTTTACATCTTACTGGGATTTAACTTTCCTGTTTACATTTGCTCTAGCGGTGTACTTGTCTTGGGACGCTATTCCACATAACGTATTAGGTTAATTTTAGAGGAGAAATGAAATGAGTGAAGAACTGAAGCCATGCCCGATCTGCGGCGGGGATGCTGAGACAGGAGACGGGTTCTTGCCGATGGAAAGCATCGTCTATGTGTGGTGCAAAAACCATGAATGCTTAATGAGTAATGGCGTTGACATTGGTTTCGGGGTTGATGAATGGAACCGTCGCCACGAAGACAAGCGCGTGGCTGAGCTTGAGGCAGAACTAGCTGATCTGAAGGTTTCTTACCAGACGCTCAAGTGGGAATCCGAGGACAACTTCAAGCGATCAGCGCAGTACGCGAATGAGGCTGAGGTGCGGAAGGCAGAACTAGCTGATCTTAAAGAGTCGGTACGCCACTTAATTAGCGACGCCCACATATCTGGTTTTGTCCTTGAGGGGCAAGGTGAGAGAAGTATTATGTATTTTGTGAAGGGTAAGCTTATAGACGATTTAAAGAAATCTCTCATCCAAGATGATGATAAATAATTTTTAAAATACCTGTTGACACGCTGGTCAAGGATGACTATATTTACTTCACAGACACAAAACACAGGATGTAGACCATGAACACCAACCTCTTAGTACGTAAGACAGTTTTGAACCGCTTCAAAGCTCATATACGCTCTATTAGGCAGCAGAAACGCTCTGATGATAGTCAGCTAGCCTTCACAGCTTATATGCACGCTATGGGCTTTCTAGGAGGCGTAGAATTGATGATCATTGCTACTGATGGTTGCTTCACCTTCGCTGAAGTGGGTAGGATGAAGCGAATTGCTGAATTGGCTTATTATTCTTAATTAGAGGAGAAATAGCATGTACTCTCTTAAAGTTAGAGAAGTTTGTGAGGTTCTTCTAAAACAAGAAGAGAATGAAGATGCAAGAGACGCATTACAGGATCTGATTTATGGCTCACATCTTGGAGACACTGCAATCACTATTGTGTTGAACAATTGGCTGACAGTGGATGAAAAAGTGCTTGCAACTCTCCCAGAGAAAGACTACAATTACTACATCACGCTAAGTAAGGTAGAGGAGATGCTCAAATGTATGTAATCATGGCAACAGATAATGAGGGTTATTTTATTCTAGGTGAGGCTGTGTTTGACTCCGAGCTTGAGGCTAGAGGATATCTTGAAGGTATTCTACATCACCTAGAGGTTAAAGAAACACGTATTGCTAAACTGTCATTCTTGGATTAATTTATGAAATCTAGCATGTCACAAGTTAAAAGCAATCTAGAAAGCGTTGGTGTTAGTTTTAATAAGTGCTTGACATCTTCCATATGGCAAGCTAAATTGGATAGAGAAGTAGTGGTAACACATAGAACGTTGGGTGAAGTTGTTTTTCAAACTGCTAAAAAGTTAGGAGAAATCAAATGAACACCATTATCATCCGCTGCAAGGATACTCTATCAGCTTCAATCTTTATCAGGGCTTTCCAGCGTAAAGGATTAAAATGCGTGACAGGAAGCGATATCTATGGAATGTACGTGAAGACAGTGCAAGGAGATGAATAATGGATAAGATGAGAGAAACTTTCGAATCTGCTCGAATTGGCTCCAGTGGTTTTATATTCCACAACGGAGAATACATCAGTCGCTCCATCCCTCGTGACACTGTTAAAGAAATGCAGATGAATGAGGACTGGTATATGTGGCAAGCGGCATGGAAAGCGTCTCGTGAAGCCTTGCAGGAGGGTAAGTGATGGATGTATCAGAAGCTTTCAAATTGTCCTATTCTCTTCTTCAAACAGGAACGAAACATAAGATGGGGAAATTAAAGGGTAAGTGGTATGTCATTGTTATAAGCGACGAACGGTAGTAGACAAGGAAAGCTGATAGCAGTATTCTAACCACATGAGCTGAAGGACAGACCTGAAGCAAACCCAAAGGATAAGTAAAATGAACGTTTATTTCACAGAAGTTACAATGGACGGCATGTCGTTTGAAGTTGTATACGCTTATGTGGCAGATGAATTTGAGACGTTGCAAGTCAAACTGCTTGATAAGCTCGATGATGAGGGTGAAAGAAGTTTCATTGAGAACGATTATTATGAAATTGTTGCTAACAAAGCCAAGTCAATTGTTGAAGGTTAATCTAGGAGAGGCATTATGAAAGCTGTAAAATTTACCAAAGAAAGCCGTGGTTTTGAATACGCAACAGAAGTGAAACAAGCTCGTAAGCAGGACCGTCAACTACGAGAGATGAAGCGTACACGCAAAACAATGTGGACCAACTTTAACGACATTTCATAATAGAGACTAACAGGAGATAAGATCATGACTAAGTTCGAGAGAAACTACTATCGAGAGCAAGCTTTAAAATCCAGTAAGAAGACTTACAGCGTCTGGTTTATGATTGGATCTGTTGTTATCACCTTTATGACTGGTGGTTTGTTCCTCATTGTCTTGATTCCTTATCTCCTGTTAGGACGTATGAAAAACAAGAAGGTTGACAAAGAGCTTGATGAGTTCTATATCACTGCTCAGATGGAGGATGATGAAGCAGAAGCCTATAAGCTTGAGAAGAAAAGGATTCATAACACCAAAATCTATTCTGCTGTAGTAGTGCTACTTGGTTTGATTGTATATAGCCTACTAAAATCTCATGGATTTGTGTAAATAGTGCTTGTCATGCAATAAGAGATTGTATAGAATCATCTACATAGAAAACAGATTGTAGGACAAGACATGAAAAAGAAGAATAAGTTGGTTTACGGAGTTGGTAGGAATGATGCTGACTACCGAGTACAAGAGTACATAACTCTAGGTTGTGAAAACGGAAAACAATTGAAAAAGCTTGTGTGGATTTGTCCATTCTATGTTAAATGGAAGGACATGCTCAAACGTTGTTATTGTAAGAAATACCAAGAAAGGCAACCTACATACAAATTATGCTCTGTATGTAAAGAATGGCTTACCTTCTCAAACTTCAAGAAGTGGATGGAGCAACAGTATTGGCAAGGGAGGCAACTAGACAAAGATGTCTTATTCCCCGGCAGTAAGATTTACTCACCAGATACATGTGTCTTTGTGGATCAGAGAGTTAATAAATTTCTTACTGAACGTCAGAATGATCGTGGGCAATACATGATTGGTGCTAGTTGGGACAAGCAGTCTGGTAGATTTAAAGCTGACTGTAGTAATCTTTCAGGTACAAAGAAACCAAGGTGTTTCTTTGACACTGAATTAGAAGCTCATAAAGCTTGGTTAGAATGTAAATTGAAAATAGCTTACCTGTTAGCATCTGAACAAACTGATCCACGAGTAGCTGAAGCTTTGATTGAAAGATACGAAAATTATGATATAGGGGTTGACATGTTCTAAGTAGATCTATAAAATCACCCTTACAGATTAAACCTAGTGGATGATAGAGATGAAAAAGATCGACCTTAGAACTGTTGCAGAAAGGCGGCTTGATTCTCTGGATCTTGAGCGTTCAAAATTTGAGAAGGCTAGGAATTCTGGTGTCATATCTTCGGATCGTTATGAACTCCTGTTAAATGCTTGGAAAAAGAAGCAAGAGAGGGCTTTCAAGGCTTTGGATAAGGAGCAGATGTTCGAGCTTCCAGAGAAAAAGAAAGTAGCGGTTGAAAAGAAAGAAAGTGCATGGGAGAAGTCTGAAAGGATAGTAGTTGGTTTTGGCAGTCGCTATCCTAGATTCTTTATGGTGTCTACAATAGCGCTTGTTAGCATTGGTTATAAATTATTCTGAGGGTGAGATAATGACTTTAGTAGGTTATGTTTTGGTGTCCTTAATTTGTTATGTAGATGAGAACAGTAATAGGCGCTGTTATAAAGAGGTTGACAGCACTTTAGAATACCCCTTAAGTAAAGAAGAATGTGAGCTGATCAGAGATAGGTCAAGCTCTGACACATGGTGTCAGGCAGTGTATCAACGAAAGGAGGAGTAATGGCATACGGTGATCAATACGGTGAAAACTATGGCGGTACAGAAACCAATACAGAACAACCAGAGGAGCCTAAAATGAATGTACTAGAACTAAACGATTACCTCGTTATTACGATGAAGAGTCAAATGCAAGGAACAAAGCAAGACGATGAAAATAATCTCTATGTACATATCCACACTGACAATACATTGACCCTCGTACAGCAAGGGGGTGATGGCACTGCGGAGGTTGTAGCCATCACTGCAAAGGGGATTGACCTACTACGTCGAGTGCTTGCAAGTCTTCCTATACCGCAACAAACAGAACCTACTACATAACCCACAAGGAGCCAAAAGGCTCCTTTCTTTTTACCTAAAAATAACTGAAAAAGATGTTGACAAGCTGAAGTCTACTACATAAAATAGACACATCAAGACGAGGAATGAATCTTCAGAGGGGATAGAAATGAAAAGGGTTTGTTCTTTAGAGGAAGCTTTCAGAAATTTAGGTGTTTGTGAGGAGGATAGACTTTATGATTTTTATGGTAGTTATAGCTTGTTAGAATCTTGGATGAAGAGTAATAATTACATTCTTATAA